TATACTTCTTGACTCTAAGCAAATCTTCGGACAAGAATGACAGAGATAATAGCTCTATGACTATTATGCATGATCCTCATGCAAAGAGTGATAAGGCTAGACAGATTGCGAAGTACTTCAAATTGTACTCCCCAAAGGGTATTACTGAAGGTTGTATGCTATCCATTACCCAGATGACTGGGAAAGGTGACGACCAACAAAAGGTTGAACACGTTATTCCTATGGCTGGTGATGAATGCTTTGTACTCAGAACTTTAGTTCAAACAGCTATTAGTAGCTCATTAAACTGGTAAGAGACAACCAGTAACCCAATCTTTGAACCACAAAAGGAAATTAGATGAAAGAAAGAGAACTCGCTCAGAGGTTACTAGCCGTTGAGGAGCTTTGTACTACTGCATTGAACAGTGGAAGACCAATGCTTACGTATGATTTTGATCTACTCAATCAGATCAAGGCTATAGCAGTGGACAAGGATAATATCTCTAGTATTGCAGGGAAAGATATTAAACCTCTGCAACATGTAATTATATCATGTGGTGTATCCAAACGTGATACAAGGATTGCTATTGGAATAGTCATTGAATACAAAGATGAAAATTCAATTGAATTCTTTCGTGGTGTACCTAACTCTAATACCCTCGATAAAGGTGGATACGATGCCATCTACTTTGGATTAACTCAGCTAATGTCCCTGAAGAACAATCCTGCTTGTCCAATCGAGGTTAGATGCAGTAACCAAATGGTTGTTGAGCAACTTAATAATAGAATGAAAATAGAATCAGAGGTCCTTAAAAGGAAGAGAGATTCTATTCTTGAACTACACAACAGTCTTCCAGTTACTGTCTCTGTAATCTGGAGACCAGAAAACAGTACCATCAGTCTAGCTGCTGCAGAAGCAGCATCCCGCCAAGCATTCCGCTAAACCTTTTCCCTCTTCGGAGAAAAAATGAGCGATTACGAACTCGATGATGACGAGATTCAACAGATGTATGAAAACGACCCTGATTCCCTCAGTCCTGAGGACGTCTTCACAATGGTCATGCTCAACAAAAAAGACATGAAAAAAGTGTGGGTCCAACTAGAAGATAAGGATGGGGATAAGATCGAGCTTGCTGACATGATGGAAGAACTGATCAATTATATGAAAGATAAGATGTCTGAAGAATCAGGCAATCAAATCACTGATCAAATCATGCCATTAATGACCCAGGCTGTAGTTAGTGGTCTTGGTAGAATGCTTGGTATCCAGGCAACATCCTTCTTTCTTACAGACCCTACTACTCGTATCGCTCTAGTCTATATGATGATGGTTTCATTCATTTTGTATAAGATGGTACAAGTCAAAGGATTGACTATCAATACAGTGGAAGAAGAGGTAGATCAAGAAGAGATCGCAGAGATCGAACGTAAGTCTGAAGCTAGTAGAATCGCCAACATGAGTGCAATGCTAGGGATGGACCCACGCGAAGCTTTGAATAAGATGATTGATAATGGTGACCTGACAGAAGAGGACCTCAAAGATCTGTTAGGTAATGCTAGAAAGCAGAAAAAAGATGAGCCAGAAGACTGATAATCCACTAGGTATATTTGGAAAAGACTATCTTGTTAATACAAGTGCCCATGCAGGCATCTATCTTAAACCTCATGAATTTACTTTGGAACTTTATCCAGCAGGATATACTCAAAAATCAAACAAAAATAAACATAGTAGACAGAAAACCTTACGTGCTTTATGGGAAATAGCTGTTGTTCTGAAAACAGAAAACCAACTATTTCCTTTTGAAACAATTCAACATAATATTTGCTTGATACATGATAAGGATAATTCTAGAGATAAACATGCTATGCACGTCATCTTAGAATCTCCTTTTCAAGGAAATCTTCTTCAATCTTTAGATGGATGTGATCTAGGATATGTACCTAAAAGAATCTCATCATCTATTCATACTAATACTCGTATGATTACAGAAGGTCGTATCTTCAAAGTACGTGCTAACTGGCACAAAAAATATTACACGGCTAAAGTTATTTTGAGTTACAACACCAATAAATCATCTTTCTCAGACTTTAGTTCTAATGTAAGATTCTCAGACATGATGAGTGAGATTTAATGTTCAAAGCATTTGTACATGGCATTGATGCTAACCAACACGACTTAGTCATCAAGATGCTTTCCTTCCTGACCGACGATAAAGTAGAAGTAGTTGACTTAAGAAGTTTTGACATTGAATACAAAGAAACTGATGTGGTTCTAGTCTACGGACAAAAGGCACAGCGTATGCTTAAAGACGCTATTTGTCTAATGAAAATAGAATTTCCTGAACCACTCAAATTGGACGCGATCTTTGGTGAGAAAGAAGACCGTGAGCAGGCATGGACAAAGCTCATGCAGCTCAAAAGGACACTTGTAAATAGTGATATGGAAGCCATACCTACTACTACGGCTAGTAAGCCGACTGGAAAGACGCTAAAACTAACTGAAGAGCTTCCTTCTAAACTCACTGCAGCCAGTGTAGAAAAATTAGAAAGACAACAAAGAGATCAAGGTATATCCCACTGGTTAGGTTATACAAAATCTGGAAAATCATTCCGGGTTACCATTGAACCTGAGACAGATACAGCTGATATCAATATAACATTTGCTGAACTGTATGCAGTGACGGGACTAAAGGAGGATTTTCGAGCAAAGGAGCTTGAATTTGTCTATAAACTCCCTGATTCTACTGGGAAAACTACTACTAAGTGAAGTTGTTACTCAGACAATCAAACAAGGAATAATAATGTTGGACACAAGACTAGAAGCCTATGTTCAGCATTTGAAAACAAGAGGAGATTAAATATGACTAAACAAGTTGTCCAAACGGTCGACATAGAGCAAGGGTCTCGCTACGAAGATTCGTTAGACGAACTTGCTGCTCTCATCAAAGCCCGCGTTCCAATTATCTGGGTCGTTACCCACGAAGAAAGTAGATTTATTTTAGACTTTAAACAGCGTATCGCAAAGCCTCATCATCGTCAAATGTGGATATGGAGTTCTTACCAAGGACTCATCAGAATAAATAACAAGATGGGAATTGGAAAGGCTGAGGGTGAAGAAAAGGATACTCACGCCGCACAAAAAGCTTTGACTCGCATTGCTGAGATGCCTAAAACAAAAGGAGAAGAGAAGGGTATTTGTTATATCATGCGTGATATGCATATCGTTCTCGAGGGTAAGATTGTTCGTCAAATGCGTGATATGTTTGAGCATCTAATTGGACATGGTAAAACTCTCATTATTGTTGCACCAATGATGGCACATGGTGCTGGTGGTACATCAGCCGGTCTGCCTCCAACCATGGAAAAACAAATTTCTGTAGTTCATTATGAATTACCAAACTTTGAACGCATTAAAGCTCGCTCAGCTGATATTCTTACTCAGATGGGAACTGGTTTAAAACAGCCAGACAACAATATTGTTCTTTCTTATACTGACCATGAAATGACTACATTTGCTAAGGCATTACGCGGTCTGACCCTCCTAGAAGTAGACAATGCTGTAGCAACAAGCATGACTCACTTGAAAAAACTCCACGTAAAAAAGCTTATTAACGAGAAGAAACAAATCATTGCACGTTCAGATATTCTAGAATTCGTTGACACAGATGTCAATTTAGAAGACGTCGGTGGATTAGACTTAGCTAAGGAATACCTACTTAAGTATACTAATGCACAGTCTGATGCAGCCAAGGAATTTGGGGTTGAGCCATTAAAAGGTGTTATTCTTACCGGAATTCCAGGAACAGGAAAATCTTTATTCTCCAAAGTAATTGGTAAGTTGTGGAATGAACCCCTACTTAGATTAGATATAGGTCGTGTAATGGGTAGTCTAGTAGGTCAGTCTGAAGGTAAGATGAGAGAGGTCATCCGCCTTGTTGAAGCTATAAGTCCTTGCGTTACCGGAGATACGGAAATTCTACTCGGGAATGGGAATACATACACAGCTAAGAGATTACATGAATTACTGACGGGTAGTAATCCATGGGACGCTGAATCAATGTATGCTGTCACAGTTAATGAAGATGGAACTAGGGTGCCTACAAAAATCCATACAATAATCAGAAAAGATGGTAGTAACAAGCGCATGTTGAGGATTACGTTGGAAAACAATCGTTCAATTACTGTCACAGAGAACCATAAGTTTCTAGTAAAAGACACAGATAATTACTTCGATGGTAAAGAATTTTTCAAGTGGGTGGAAGCAAAGGATCTTACAAAAGAAGATGACTTAGTGGAACTTGACAGTGTGTGAACACACGGAATTACTCTTTGTAGATCTTGTCATCTAAAACATCATAGGAAGAAACATGAAGATTAAAACAATAGAAGAAGTTCCTTCAGAGAAGTGGGTCTATGATCCAGTTTGTAGTAGACCAAATACGTACATTAGTAATGGACTAGTGAGTCACAATTGTGTCCTCTGGATGGATGAAGTTGAAAAAGCATTATCTGGTACAAAGAGTTCTAACCTTAGTGATGGTGGTACGATGAGCCGTGTGTTTGGTACGCTACTCCATGCTATGCAGGATAGAATGGAGGGTGTAACAATCATTGCTACTTCGAATGATATTTCAGCTCTGCCTCCTGAGTTCATTCGTAGATTTAACGATGTATTCTTTGTTGATTTACCAGGACCTGATGAGCGATGGGAAATCTTCGATATTCATCTTCGTAAACGTAAACGTAACATTAAAAATTTCACCAAGCATAAACAGACTTTGTTAAATGCATCCGTGGATTATACAGGAGCTGAAATTGAGAAAGCTATTAAGCATGCCATCGCTGCTGCATTCCATGCTGGACATAAAGATGTAAATGGTAAAGACCTTCTTGCCGCCTTGGAAAATACCAAACCAATCTCTATAACAATGAAGGATCAAATCAAGAAGATTAAGGATAAGGCACGAGGCCGATTCCTCTATGCAAGTAGTTGGGCAGAAGCAAATAGTACTAGTAGACAAGTCACCTCAAAAAGTGGTAAAAAGCTTGATGTAAATGAAGCTCTTGATGACTTGGATGAATTAGTTAAGACCAAGAAAGAAAAGAATAAGAATGAAATCGATAGTCGAGATAATCGCTTTGATTCTATTCTTGACGAAGACTAATTAGTTAACAAAAACAAGGAGATAAGATGAGTCATTGGACGACCTGCAAGACAAACATTAGAGAAAAAGATGCACTGAAGAAAGCTTTAGACCGACTGGAATTTAAGTATTCGACAGATAGTAATCAGTCTGTTACTCAGGCTGGTACAACATCTAAAACAGAAATTAAACTCGACCAAGCAGTTGGGTTTACCCGCGAGAAAGATGGTACGTTTGCCATGGTAGGTGATTTTTATTATTCTACCAACCCAAAGTTGAAACAATACTATTACAATAAAGACAAATTCTCTACTGACCTTCAGACTGCCTATGCAATCGAGGAAAGTATTCTTCGTCTCGAAGAACAGCAATTCTCATGTATTGAAAACGAAGAAGGTGTAATCGGCAAAGACAATCTCATCCACATGACCTTTGAAAGATTATAATGAAACTGAAAAAAAGGATACGTAAGCTAATAGAAGTTTTGGATCAAAAACATGAAGTCGAGCCTGAAAGCTGTGTTGTCAATGCACTGTTCGATTCTCTTCGCTGGAAATCAGATGATGAAATCAGTGACCTATGGGACTGTTTAGACCCAGACGTAAAACTAGTTCTTAAAACTCTCACAAGTAAGGAGTAATCATGGCACTTGTATATGTAACAATCGACCCAAAGACAAGTATTCGTAAGTATGAAATCGAAGGCATCGGTGGTGTTGCCTGTGATGAGATCACAGAGAAGCTCATTGAATCCAATGAACAGCTTGACCATCAGTACACCGAAGAGCATGATGAACCACAAGAGCTTCCTGACTATGCTGAAGATTGAAGTTGTTAAGTGTTAAACATTCTGAATGTCTCCCCAGAAGCTAGGCTTGAAGTGAACGCCCTGTTCCTTCAGCCTAGCTTCTGGTGTGCTCGCAACTGCCCTGGTTGCTATGTTAAAGCCCATTATAATGGTGGACCTCAGTCCTATCATCTTCCTTACCAAGAGCAAATACAAATATTTACACTCTTTTATGAAGGAATTGTAGCTTGGGCAAACCAAATTACTATTGCTATCGACAACCTTCCTGCCTATGAAAACAACCCTTTAGTGAGAAGAAGTAGTAGAAATAACCTCATTAGCATGTTTGAAGAGGTTCTATTAGCTTTAAGTACGGATAGTCTAATAGAACACCCAGAGGTTCATCTTACTTTCCGGAGTCTAGACACTCTTCTGGACTATATGAATATCAGTCATGGACGATGGTCAGAGTTAAAAAATATAAATATGATAACTCTGAGCAATATAACAGAGAAGGATATTGTTAGTCTTGGTAAACAAAAGTCACTTTTAGGATACGTTCCTCTCAATTATAATCACATGTGTCAACCAAATGTGACATCTACTAACGTGAACAAGTATGTAAAACACTTGATTAAGGTAGGTGAAGTAGTAGATAGCATCTATATGGTACTATTTAAGAAACCTTTAGGAATGCCAAGCAACTCTGAAGAAGATGAAGCCAACCTTTCTGGGTCACTGAGATACATTCAAACAATGAAAGAAAGACTACCTCAACACATTAGTGATAAGATTCATATTGACGGATGTATTGAAGATGCTCAGAATTTTCTGCAGACAGGTTTTGGATGTAGTTCCAATTGTTCTCGTTTCCAGGTGTGGCCAGATGGGTCAGTGTCTGGATGTGCATATGCATGGAAATCTAATACTCCAGAAGCAAAGACAGCAGAAGATGTACTCACTAATATTAGATTAGCTAGAGGTTTCTATGATTTCGAACAATGTAACCTTCCCAGGCTTCTCGATCATATCCAACGACGACCCACTGGTATATACCGCTAAATATGATATAGGAGATAAATTCCTACTTGTTTTGAACGATACGTTTTCAGAAGAAATATGTAGTAAACTAGAAGGTAAACAGGTTATATTAAAGATTCAAGGATATATCACAACACCCACCGAGAAAGCTATGTTCTACAGTGTTCAAGAAATCAGTGCAGAAAAAGAAACCTACTGGCTTCTGAAAGAAGCTGACCTAGATAGCTTTGTCTACTTGGCAGATAGTGAAAGGTTCGTGCTAATCGATGTCTGAATACTTTAATAGAGATGGAGATGTAATTCCCAAGGATGAATGGAAAGCCCTCCAAAAAGATCCAAACTATGTTCTAGTAGACAAGGATACTATTATAAGTTCAGTGATTGATATAGAAATCATTACTAGATGGAGAGGAACCGCCGTCCAATATGGTCCCAATGGACCATTAATTTTCTATACTACCGTAAAAGAAGGAAAAGAATTTTCCTTCTCTAACTATGCAACACTTGGAGAAGCACAGAGAGGTCATGACAACTTGGTGGAAACCAACACGGATGACTACGCTAATATCTCACGTTGGAAACAAATAGCACAGGAATTTTAAAGGAATAATATGATAGAACTAACACCAAAAGCCCAGGCCGAACAGCTACTGGCCGAGATCAACAAGGGTAAGAAAGTACACGAATATTTCACCGAGCAGATGAGGAACGACATGCTCATCAGTGGTGAACCCATGGTTCACTGGGAGAAGAAGTTCAAGATTCACGTTCCAACACAAGATTTATCACCAGCTATAGCAAGACAGGTTGGCATGAACATAATGATTCTTAACGAAGAAGCTACCTTTCTATGGAATACAGCTATGGCTCGGTCTCAAATGATTAAGCATGGTAGTGAAGCTATTTTCCTAGGTAAATTCAATATGCTAGTCCAACAGTATAAGGAGCTAAAGAAACGTCTACCTGCCAAAGATACACTGACAAACCTAGCTAGGATAGATAACTTGAACGTAGAAGCTGCACAAACTCTAGCAGATATCGAAGTTAAGTTCTGGAAAAGCATTCTGGACCATCTTGGACGTTGCCAAAGCATCCTGAAAAATGCTAGTCTAATGATCTCAACAGAAATGAAACACTCCAGCCTCGAAAGAGACATGGATTCACGTGAACGAAAAATGGACGGCCAAGGAGGCTAATATGGAACCAAAAGAAGAAGAGGTAATCGAAAAGACTGAGACAGAAGAGGCACCTGTACCAAAGGTGGACCTTAATACCCTCAACGTAGGATATGTAGTTGGTATCGATAAATCAGGTAACTTCGTATTTGAACTAATTGGAGAAAATGTAGGGCTAGTACAGATATTAGGACTCAATACACTTGCAACAGCAAGAGTTAATACAATCCATCAAAAACAACTTATGTTTGGAGATGCCCTCACCGACCAAGTTGGTCAAGGCCTTCGTATCTTGAATCAAAAACTCGATCAACTTAATGCTTCGATACAAAAGCCTGTGAATAATAAGATCGAAGACTAAGGAATATAGTGGCACCCTTTCATTTATCGGATAGTTTTATTGAAAACTATAAAAAACAAACTCCTGACTTTGGACCAATTGGATTTATAACATACAAAACCAAGTATGCTAGACCTATTGAGGGAGAGAATCGTACAGAAGAATGGTGGGAGACTGTACAACGTGTTGTAGAAGGAACGTATAACATTCAGAAAGAGCATTGTGAAAAGCTCCGTCTCTATTGGAATGGAAGAAAGGCTCAGCACTCTGCACAAGAGATGTATGAGCTAATTTTTTCTTTCAAGTTCCTTCCTCCAGGACGAGGGTTGTGGATGATGGGCACCGAGTGTGTTGCTAAGCGTGGTTCTGCTGCCTTGAATAATTGCGCATTTATATCTACTAAAAACATACACTTAGACTTCGCTGACCCCTTTTGTTTCCTTATGGATATGTCCATGCTGGGAGTAGGTGTTGGAGGAGACACCAAGGGTGCAACAAAGATGAAGGTAAAGGAACCCAGACAGGGTGACTATACCTTTGTAGTAGATGACAGTCGAGAAGGTTGGGTAGAATTAACAAGAACATTCATAGATGCTTTCACTGGTAAGGGTTCTATTCCTAAAGAGGTAGACTACAATAGAGTAAGACCCGAAGGTGCTCTGCTGAAAACCTTTGGTGGAGTAGCGTCAGGTCCCGGTCCTCTCATCCAACTAATGACAGACATTCAGGAGATTCTCGAACCACTAGTTGGTGAAGATATTACTAGTACAGCTATTGTTGATTTATTTAATGCTATCGCACGGTGTGTGGTGTCGGGGAATGTCCGCCGCTCTGCTACTATTATGCTAGGACAGTATGACGACACGAAGTTCCTAGACCTGAAGGATGCAACTAAGAGTAAGCGCCATGAGTTCCTGTGTAGTCAGGAAGGATGGCGATGGGCATCTAATAATTCCATCTTTGCTAAGATTGGGATGGACTACAATGGTCCGTCTGCACGTACCAAGAAAACAGGTGAAATAGGCTACTTCTGGTTAGACACAGCTCGAACCAGAGGACGAATGGCTGACCCACCCAACGAACTAGACATGTTAGTAGAGGGATGTAACCCTTGTGTTACTGCAGATACATGGATTCATACACCTTATGGTCCTAGACAGGTAAAAGAATTAGTTGGACAAGAATTCTACGCCCAATGCGATGGACAGATTGAATACGCCAACAAGGGATTCTTTAAAACCAAGGAGAATACACAAGTCTTTAAGCTTCATACCAAGCAAGGCTATTCTGTTAGACTAACAGAAGATCACGAAATAAAAGTACAGAGCCGTGTAGGTCCATACACTGGGGACGGCTGGATTAAAGCTAAAGATTTGGTGGCTGGACGTGACTACATATACTTATCTGAATGTTGTCTTTCCGGTAGCTGGGAAGGTGAAGGAAAAAGAGGAGAAGGATATCTATTAGGACTCCTTACTGGAGACGGTACTATCAAAAAGAACAAGGCCGTATTATCTGTTTGGTCTAAAGGTAATCCTGGCTACCAGGGAATCCTTGATGAAGTGCTAGAAGCGGTAAAGGATATGCCTGCTAGATCTGACTTCCAAGGATGGACTTCCATTCCGGATAGAGAAGAATATAGGCTTAGTTTAGTCCACATTGATGGGCTGTGTAACAAATACGATCTTGGAAGAGACAAACAGATCTCTCCTAAAATAGAAAGGGCGTCTCGTCAGTTCTATCAAGGATTTCTCTGTGGCTTCTTTGATGCAGACGGCTCTGTTCAAGGAACTCAGACTAAGGGTGTAAGTATCAGATTAGGTCAAGCTGACCTGTCTAGACTTGAAGCAGTACAGCGAATGCTCTTACGAATGAACATCGTTTCAACAATATATAAGAATAGAAAGGAGGCTGGAGAATCCCTTCTTCCAGACGGCAAAGGTGGACAAAAACTGTATCCAACTAAGGCTATGCATGAGCTAGTTATCTCAGGTGAAAGCATGACCACTTTCAATGAACTAGTTGGATTCGCAGACACTCATAAACAAAATCTTCTAACAGAAAAGCTCGGTGCCTATAAACGTAAACTTAATAAAGACAAGTATTTTGCAGAGTTTACAGAGCTTGTTCCAGATGGAACTGAAGATGTTTATGATGCTACAGTCGAAGAGATGCATTGTTTTGATGCTAACGGACTTATTGTCCATAACTGTAGTGAGCAGTCCCTCGAGTCATACGAGCTATGTTGTCTAGTAGAAACATTTCCGGCACGTCATGATAACTACAGTGACTATGAGCGAACCCTCAAATTTGCCTACCTTTACGCAAAAACTGTTACCCTACTGCCAACTCATAACGCCAGAACAAATGCTGTTATGCTACGGAATAGGAGAATCGGTACTAGTCAGTCTGGAATCGCCCAGTCGTTTCGAAGGCATGGTATTAGAGAACATTATTCCTGGTGCGATAGAGGTTACTCGTATCTTAGAAGCTTGGACCGTGTTTATTCTAGATGGCTATGTACTCCTGAATCCAATAAAATCACGAGCGTCAAACCCTCTGGTACAGTATCGCTTCTCTGTGGAGCTACTCCTGGAGTTCATTTCCCCATCTCCGAGTACTACTGGAGAGTCCAACGATTCCAATCTAATTCTCCCTTCGTCGAACCGCTTCGCAGAGCTGGATATCGAATAGAGAAGGCCGAAGGACACAACACTGTTTGTGTCTACTTCCCTGTGAAAGAGAGAGACTTCTTCCGTAGCAGTGAGGATGCCTCTATGTGGGAGAAATTAGAAATCACTGCCCAGATGCAGCACTGGTGGGCCGACAATCAAGTGTCTGTAACAATTACATTCAAACCAGAGGAGGCTGCGGACATTCCCCTAGCCTTACAGCTATATGAGACACGACTGAAGTCAGTAAGCTTCATGCCCCTGACAACCTTAGATGAATATAAGAAGATGGGATATGAACATCCTCCCTATCAATCAATGACTAAAAAGGAGTATGAGGCTGCTAAGAAGAAACTAAAGCCAATCAAGATAAAAACAAACGCAACAGATGGTTTCAAGAAACTATTCTGTGACGGAGATACTTGCGAGCTTCCAAATATAGATGAACGAAAGGTATAACAGAGACCATCACTACGGTACCATCTCCTTTCATCTATCGGATTTTCACCCGACTAGCCAACAGTGCCGCTACTTGGCATTGAAGGTATTGGAACAAGCAGTTAGAGAATACTGTTCACTGTTTAAATCAGAAGTACCCAGTGAACACTCCATATGGGAACTAGCACGAGACTTTTTATTTGATGACAACTATCGTTTCATGTGGGGAGAACTTGAAGTCTCTCTGGAAGAGTTCCTGGATATGATTGACCTAGATATAAGCTGGGTCAGAACACAAACCCAGCGAAAGTTTAAACGAGGTAAGAATGGCTAATGAAGATGAGAATAGAGATAAAGCAACACAACTAGCACTAGATGCAATCAAGGAAGCTTTCGGTGCTGGTGCAGTAATGTTTGGTCCAGACCAGGTGATTCCCAACGTAGAATTCATTTCATCAGGATGTATGGGTATCGATAAGGTTCTAGGTGGCGGTTGGGGGAAGGGTAGAATTGCTGAAATATTTGGTCCAGAATCCAGCGGAAAGACCACGTTGTGTCTCCATGCTATTGCTGCAGCTCAGAAGAGGGGTGAGCAAGCAGTCTTCATCGACGTAGAGCATGCGTTTGACCCTACCTATGCAGAAGCATTAGGTATTAACATTGAGAAGCTCATGATTAGTCAGCCCAACTCTGGTGAAGAAGCTCTCCGAATCGCAGAAACACTAGCCCCTGTCGTAGACTTAATTATCATTGACTCCGTGTCAGCACTACTACCTCAAGCAGAAATTGACAAGGAGATTGGTGATGCAACTGTAGGACGACAAGCAGGACTGATGTCAGCAGGGATGCGTAAGCTAGCTCCCAAGTGTAGCAAATGTAATTGTACTCTTATTTTCGTTAATCAAATTCGAATGAAGATTGGTGTAATGTTCGGCAGTCCTGAAACTACAAGTGGTGGTCAGGCTCTCAAATTCTATTCCTCACAACGTGTAGATATCCGCCGTAAAGATGCTGTTAAAGATGGTACTGACCTGATTGGTAATAAAACTAAGGTCAGAGTTATTAAGAACAAGCTTGCTAAACCTTTCAGAGAAGTCTTTGTAATCATCAAGTATGGAGAAGGCATCGACCTCGTTGCTGACCTACTCGAAATGTCAGTAGAGGCAGGCTTCACAAAGAAGGCAGGCTCCTGGTACTCTCGAGGAGAACAGAGACTAGGTCAAGGAGCTACTGGAGTAGGCAACTTTCTCAAAGAGAATCCTGACATTCTTAACACAATGTGGAGAGAACTTGCTCCAGCAAAGGCCGAAGATGCCTAAACCACCACTAAGACTAGTTAATCTCGAAGAACGTGTCCGTCTCGAAGAGACAGATAGAATCAAAGAACAACTCAAGTGGTTAGACGAAATGCGTAAGACTCTTGAGGAAGGTAGAATTAATCAATTACAAATCTGCTATGATGAGAAGTTTGTAAAACCAGACGAAGATGGTGATGAAGGTAAGACCCACTCTCTATCTTGGAATATCACAGATAACATAGATCAAGCAGTTGGATACGCTGAACGCTACAAGCAGCACATGGTATTCATGGCTGAAATGGACGAGGAAGAAGATTGGTAATGAAGAGAACACTCAAGGTAATCCCATTCGTAGACAAAGAAAAGGTTAGAAACCTGGCCATCGTCCGTATCACTAAGGATCCCAAGAAGAATAATCCCGGCCACGACACTGACTTTAAGCTCATGGTTTCAGGAAAAGATGGCAAGTGGATGGCACCAGGGGAAATGACCGAAAATGATATGATGTTTTTAGCTATCAATATTTTATTTACGACTACACTTCCTGAACAATATATTAAACAGTTGGATGATATCCCAGAAGATAAAGCAACCGAATCCAGGTGGGAGGCAGTAGCAGATGACCTTTAGAAAAGAACACCCAAGCTTTGGGATGATAAAATTTAGCCGTATTCAAGGCAATCCAGGCAAAATGTTTGGTTCTGAACTACCACAACACGGTCACTTCATTGAGCTGGCCATCTTACCAGGTAAACGATATCGTTCTTGCAACACTACAAACTATATGGGAGATCACAGACGAGGGTTAATTAGTGTATGGCTAAGTACTGCCCAATTTGCTGATCTGATTACCAATATGAATGTTGGCGACGGAGTGCCATGTACTGTTAGTCGCTTCAACGGTGAACTAGTGGAGCGCGTCCCTTCTGACGAACAAACAAACGCTGAGAGAATTGAATCCGACTTCAAAGAAAAGGTGGGAAGTCTTATTCAATCTCTGACTGAGGAGTCTAACAAGGCACAAGAACTTCTTCTCAAGAAGGGTGCCATGTCAATGAAAGCAAGAAGAGAAGTTGTTGAACATCTAGAACGAATCCACAGAGAAATTGGCAGCAATATTCCATTTGTTTTACGTTGTTTCCAAGAGGCAACAGAGAAGACATCTACACATGCCAAAGCAGAGCTTGATGCAATGATAACTCAGGCTATACAGAGTACTGGTCTCAAAGCTCTAGCAGAGGGTTCTTTCAACGAAGAGGATACAAAACGTTTACTACTTGCTCCAGAAGACAAAGGTTCTGATGAGTAAGAAAGATTTTGTTCATCTCCATGTCCACACCGAGTATTCATTACTAGATGGAATTAATAAGGTTGATAAGCTGTGCCAACACGTCAAGGACTCTGGTATGAAGGCATGTGCCATCACTGACCATGGTGTTATGGGTGGTATCGTTGAATTCTACAAGGCAGCTACCAAGGTAGGTATTAAACCTATTCTAGGTGTTGAAGCCTATGTTACATGGGATGAAGATGGTCTGGAGAATACAAATAAGACTAGAGATAATGCCCACCTCGTCATGCTTGCCCAGTCCGAACACGGACTCAATAACATTATTAGTCTCACCAACAAGGCGTTTCTGAACAACTTCTATTATAAACCACGGGTATCGGTGAACAACCTAGGAGACCATAACACTAATGACATTATTGCTACTTCTGCTTGCTTGGGTGGGGTTATCTGTAAAGCTGGTATACGCGACGAAGAAACCAAGACGTTTAAAGATCCAGAAGGTATATGCCAAAGCAGATTAGAAATGTTTGCAAAGCTATTCCCAGGGAGGTTCTATGCAGAGGTGCAAGACTTTCCTAAATCATGGGCACAAGTAGCATACAATGAATGGCTCATTAAGGCTGCTCGAGAGATGAATATTCCTCTAATCATTACGTGTGATGCTCACTTCCTGACCAAGGATGATTTTGAGACACATCGTCTCATTATGTCAAAGAATACTGGAAAGTTTCTCAATGAATATGATGCCGACGATGATGGTCTGTTCTACTATCCTGAACACTGTATTCGTACGTCGGAAGACATGTATGAAGCAGCTTGCAAGATGGGTGTAGAAGAAGCATTCTCAAACACGAAAGAGATAGCCAAGCAGTGTAACGTAGAGCTTACACTGGGAGAGTATAAGTTCCCGCATTTTGACATCGCAGCGGAGAGCGACTATCAGGAATTCCTTGAATGGCAAAAAAACAATACAAATATCCAATAAACGTTCTTCTTGGAGAAGAAGACCTGGTTTTCTTAGACGGAAAACTTCTGATTCCCTTCAAACATTATACGTATGAATCAGATCAATATGGCACAGCGTTGTTATTTAACCATACTTTTATTGAAGGTGATTACCTCCAAATTATTATTGGTGGAACATCTAGATTTATCTTTGAATTTCAAGACGGAAACTTTATTGATAAGTCAGGAGATAAACCAGGCGGACTAAAAGGACGAGTATGAATCAACTCGACAAATTCTTTGTATTCAAGTGCGAGAAAGGCCTCGAGAGTAGAGGCCTAGCAGGTAAGCCTGAGTATGAAGAGAGACTTAAATTTGAGATGGATACCATCCTTCGAATGGGATTTCCATCCTATTTCCTTATCGTTCAGGACTTTATTAATTGGGCTAAGAGGAACAATATCTATGTAGGTGGTGGTCGAGGCTCAGCTGCTGGCTGTCTTGCTTCCTACTGTATGAACATTACGAATCTAGATCCAATCAAATGGAACCTATTGTTCGAGAGATTTCTCAATCCAGATAGAATGGGTACTCCAGATATAACTACAACAGAATTATCAATCCAAGAATTTAGTAAAAAGATACTACCTTCTATTGACAGAGATATAGATATAGACTATTATTAATAGATGACAAAAGAAATATCTCAACTATACCTACAAGGAAAATCTGGACCAGAGATATCTAAATTGCTTAATATAAAAGTACATCAAGTATACTATCAATTAGAATTAGCCAGTATTTCTCGTAGAACAAATAAAGAAAACTACCAAATAATACTAGCTAATTCCTTCAAAAATATAGAAACAGAAGTAGAAGCATATTTATTAGGAATTTTACTAACAGACGGTCAAGTCCAGCACAATAGACATTCATCTAAATTACTGCGTCTCGACCTTGTCGAAAAAGACAGGTTCCCCTTAGAACTATTGCAAGATTATCTTGGATTAAGAAATCGTATCAAAATATATAAACGTTCTAAACCAAATCAAGATGTAGCACGTATAGTTATTCCATCAGACATATTATGTAACAATCTTGCAAAGTTTGGAGTAGTGCCAAATAAAACTTTTGACACTACATTTCCAAACATTTGTAACAGTTTATATAAACATTTTATACGCGGCTGCTCAGATGGAGACGGTTGTTTTACTGGATATCATTGGAAACTAACTGGAACAGCTTCTTTATTAGTTAGTATACAAGAAGTTTTAATGAGAGAATTAGAATTCAATAAAACTAAGCTACAAACACGACATAAAGATAGAAACAATAATATTAGATCACTGGAATATGGTGGTCGAAAACAGTTGGCAAAATTATATCATTATTTGTATGATGATACAAAAATATTTTTAAAAAGAAAAGAGTTGAAAGCATATGAGATCGCTGAAAGATATTTGTATACAAGATAGGAAGTCATTTCATACCTCGGCAACAGTCGAATGGAATGGTCTATCTGATACTCAGAAGAAATATATAATGTATTTAATGCGGTCCAAGAAAAAATATAACAACCCAAGTAATTCTCATCTACTTTTTAGTCTAGGAATAACAGATCAGACACCACAAGGAAATGTAAAACGATCAGGTGGCGGTGGTTTGTGTGACATCGACGTGGACTTTGAGAAGAGGAAGCGTGATCTAGTTATAGACTATGTAGCAGAGAGGTATGGCGCCAATAAAGTAGCTCACATAGGTACATATGGAACCATGAAGGCCCGCTCTTCTATTAAAGACGTATGCCGTACTCTCGGTGAACCCCTCATTATGGGGGAAAAGATTTGTAAGCTACTCCTAGCTCCTATCCATGGTAAAGACCAGACTCTTACAGATTCTATTGAGAAGGTGGAAGCAATTGCCAAGATGTACAAGTCTGATACACCTGAAGGTACTGTACTGAGATGGGCTAAAAAAGTAGAAGGTCTCAATAAAAGTATTGGTGTTCATGCTTGTGGCATTGTTATATCTCCTCATTCCTTGTTGAATACTGTCCCTATGTTCAAGGGCGGAAACAACAATAATAAGGTTACCACCCAGCTCGAGATGAATAATATTGAGGACCTGGGGTTTGTTAAATTTGACTTCCTCGGAGTCGAAGCTCTCGATAAGATGCATGCCTGTGTAGACATCATAAAGGAGATGCACGGGATAGACATAGACGTTGACAATATTGACCTTGAAGATGAGAAAGTTTTCTCCAATCTCCGTTCAGGAGACTCAGTAGGTATCTTCCAGCTTGAAGCTAGTGCAGGAATGAAGGACCTTCTAGTCCAAATCCGCCCGACCTCTGTGGAAGACCTCGTAGCTCTTGTAGCAATTTATCGTCCTGGACCGCTTGGAAGTAGTTATAAACAAACCTATCTCGATGTTCGTGCAGGACTGCGTGAACCAGAGTATCTTGTACCTGAATTGGAACCTATTCTTAAAAGAACTGATGGATGGCTTATCTATCAAGAACAGGTTATGGAGATAGCTAAGACACTGGCTGGATACACTGGTGGTGAAGCTGATGAGCTTCGCAAGGCTATGGGTAAGAAGAAAACCAAGCTCATGAAGAAGCATGAGCCCAAGTTTCTCAAGGGGTGGACTGACAGTAATTTATCTGAACAGACAGGAAAGCAGTTGTGGAAAGACATGTTAGCGTTTTCTGCGTATGCATTCAACCGCTCACATGCGGCAGCATATGCAATGATTACGTATCAGACAGCCTTTCTGAAGACACACTATCCCACAGAATATCTCTGTGCAGTCATGTTGTGCGTCGGTAAAGAAAACAAGGACCATTTAATCAAGTGTCTCACTGAATGCAAACGTCTTGGCATCCAAGTTCTCCCTCCAGACATTAATGAGAGCAAGGACTCCTTTGGTGTGACAGGAGAGAAGCAGATTAGATTTGGGTTAGCTCCTATCAAAAACATTGGCAAGGGAGCAGATACAGTACTCGAAGAGCGTAAGATTGGTGGAGTGTTTACAAGCCTGCGGAACTTCTGTGAGCGAGTAAACATGGGGACCATCAATCGACAGAAGTTGGAATCGTTCATTCAAGCCGGGTGTTTCGACCAGTTTGGCCAGAACCGGGCGACAGCATTGGGTGCGGTTGAACGAATCTGGCAATATAGAGAACAAATGAAGAGATATGAAAGTAAAGTAGAGACGTATAAGAAAAAGAAGATAAAAGAAGAAGACAGATTGAAAGAGATAGAGCTTGGACTAACAAAGAAGAAACCTTTTAAGTCCTGGGCTCTACCAGAAGAACCTCAGTGGCCTGAAATTGTGGAAATGGATGAATTAATTGATGCCGATGTCCACAACATGGAACATGAGTTACTGGGGTTCTTCGTCTCCTCACATCCTCTAGATAATATGACTGAAATACCAGATAGAATGCATTCGATTCAAGAGATGTTGGACATGACTAATGACCAACAAGTTTCTTTCGCTTGTGTAGTGACATCTCTCAAAGAGATCACTACTAAAACGAAGAAGGAGAAGATGGGGTTTGCGCTGGTGGAAGATCTTACTGGTAGCATTGAAATAACTGTCTTCTCCAGGGTTTTTAAAAGAGTTAGTCATCTCTTGGAGGAGACACGACCCATCAAAATCAGCGGAAGTTTGGATGTAACTGAAGCTGATGAGGGTGATAGAACTACTAAGGTAAGAGTTAAAAACATCACTTTATTAGATCTTAATATTAAATGTAGTACACCGGAAAAATTAAGTGTATGCATTGCTGCATCAAGAACCAAAGACCTCGTAGAACTTCTAGACAAACATGCAGGAGATCTTCATGAAGTGAAAGTAGCAGTAATGCTACAGGACGGTACCAAGATTAGGTATCCGAGCGCGTTCATTGGAAACAATAAGGGTGTATTTATGAAAGAGGTTGCGAAATGGACAACGATAAACTAATAGCTTTTGGAGCAGGAGTAGGAATAGGAGTACTGTCAATTTATGCAATCGTACAATTATTCCCCTTTATAATGTTAGGTGGTGTAGGATATATAATATATTCGAATTTAAGTAATCAGGAGAAAGACGATGAATAAAACTTGTATAACATGCATGAAAGTATTTCCTAATACGATCGAACATTTCCATTCTGATGGAAAAGGTGGCTTGAGAGCAGATTGCAAGTCTTGTAGGTCTGCCAGAAGGCATGGCCACTGTATAGAAATAGAGGAAGTTGAACCCAGCGTCAAGTTGGCACGTTCTGAGACTTACATTGTAACCTATGCTCAAAATGCTACACCTGTACATGAAGGATTCTTGTCTTCCATTAGACAGTTTGCCAAACACAATGATGCGCAAATCGTTGTATTAGCAGGAAGATACAAAAACCCAACTTCTGTATGGACACAAAATTTAGAGCACGAAAATTGGTGGGCAGATGCAATCACTCCATATATTTTCAATGGAGTCCATGAAATCAACAAAAACCTATCTATCTTTGCAAATATATCTATTCAGCCTACCGCTATCAGACCACTGTCTGGGTTTGAGGTATTTGTAGAACACCAGTCTGGCATCTTTGGTCATCCAAAAATTGAGCTGAAAACAATTGCAACAGACAAAAGAGCCTGGCCTAGAATTTTGACAACCACAGGTGCCATTACCCTGCCAAACTACACGGATTCCAAGGCAGGAAAGAAGGGAGAGGGACATCATACTCTAGGTGCAATCATAGTAGAAGTCAGCGGAAAACGTTTCTATTTGAGACACATTCAAGCTCAAAAAGATGGTAGTTTCCAGGACCTTGACAAGCTTTACAGGCCCAATGAAGTACTAGAGAACCAAAAAGTTACAGCAGTAATCTGCGGCGATCTTCATATAGCCCATCAAGATGAAGCTACATCAAATGCCACGTTCTTTAACGAAGACTCTGTCATCAATGTATTGAAGCCAGAAACAATTGTCTATCATGATATTCTGGATATGCAGTCTAGACCAAAATATAGATGGAATGATCTTCGCTTAAGATACGAGCGTCATTTTGGTAAGGTAAATAACTCTGTGGCAAATGAGCTATACAACACCATGGCTTACTTGAATAAGGCTACACCGCCATATGCAAAAGCATACATTGTGTCTAGCAATCATGACGACCACCTAATGCAATGGCTTAACACGGCCAACATTAAGGATGATCCAGAAAATGCACTAGTGTTTCACGAATTGTGGTATACACTACTACAAAAATATCATGCAGAGGGTGCATTTGAAGTTTCACCACTCGAAGTGTGGTTTAATAAGCATTTCGAGCACCACAAGTTTAAATTTCTAGGAGAAAACGATAGTTTGTTAATCGCAAATCACGCCTGTAGTTTTCACGGACATGTTGGAACTAATGGAACTAGAGGTTCGATAGGAACCTATGCAAAACTAGGCGTGAAGACAGTTATTGGCCATTCACATACACCAGGCATACAAGATCATTGTATGCAGGTAGGAGTTACAGCAGCATTGGATCAAGAATATAATCATCTTCCAAGTTCATGGTTTCATGCTCATGGAGTATTATATCCTGATGGTTCAAGAACACTCATTCACATTGTGGATGGAAAATGGAAGAATTAAGATGAAATATAGTGCAAACACATTTAACAATTAAATCAAAAAACTCTAAAACAGGACCGATTCCGGTCAGTACTACATCGGAGGATACATGTCCAAAAACATGTCCATGGTTTGGAAAAGGTTGTTATGCTAACTCAGGTCCACTACGACTACACTGGAAGAAGGTTTCATCCGGTAGTCGAGGCGGTGGGTACACAGAATTCCTTACAAAAGTTAGATCGATGGCTCCGGGTCAATTGTGGAGACACAATCAGGCAGGAGATCTCCCTGGAACCAGATCTAGCATTAGCAACAGGTCGTTGGCGCGTCTCGTCTCTGCCTCGGCTCATACCAGAGGCTTTACGTACACTCATAAACCAGTCGAGGGAGACTCCCCCACTGCAGTCCGTAATAGAGTCGCAATCGCTAGAGGAAATACCCCAGGATTCGTTATCAACCTTTCTGCCGATGGATTGGGGCACGCCGATACGCTCATTGCCCTTGGAATCGCTCCTGTTACTACTATACTTCCCTCTACCTTCAAAGGAAAAAGCTTCACCACTCCAGGAGGGAACAAAGGAATCGTCTGCCCAGCTGTCATCAGAGACACCACATGTGCAGACTGCAGCCTCTGTGCGATCCATGATAGAAGCTACCTTATTGGGTTTCCCGCCCATGGAAGTTCAAAGAGAAGAGTCGACGCTGTTCTCAATGAGTGAGCAGACAGTGGAGCCTTATCCGGCGATTGATCATGGTAGTCTACAAGGATTGGCCGATGAAGATCACGTAACAGAGATAGTTTTCCCTGACGACAGACCTGATCGAAGGATTTGGGTATGTGGTGAGTGTAGAAGCCCTCATGTTACTACCAATGCAGTTGTCTGGATGAACACAGAGGAAGTAGTCACCAATGAAGGTAGTGATTTCTTCTGTGACAATTGTGACTGTGAGACCTGGGTAGAATTACTAATAATCCCTGCATATGAGCAGGGAGAAGCTATTCTTGAGGCTGAGAGAAGAATGCCAAACCAAGAGGAGACAGATGAGAATTGAGAATACAGAAGTATATGGCTTTAGGGCAAGTTTTCGTGGAATGAGAAACCCTCTTAATTCCTGGGAAAAAAGCGATAGTAAATTTGGTATTAGATATGATCCTGATGAAACCTTATGGAAGAACCATCCTAAATTTGGACAAATCATTACTCCAGAAGTTCCACATATTGGTAGTGCCGATTTAAAACTAGCATGTAAACTCATTAAGGCAGGGCCAGCCCATCGTAAATTCCTACGTCAAATCGGCATATGGTTTGATATAACAGTTCCCATATTTATCTATTCAGAGTTTGATACGTACAAAGTGGCTACAGTGAGGAATTCCTGTTCGACCATGCATACACTGGGATTGAGGGACTTGGTTCAAGAGGACTTCGAGCTTGGGTGTGACGCAGACTACCTGAAGAAACTTAATCTATACGGAGAGCAATTTAGACATGCAAAAGCAGCTAAAGACAAGCAAGCTATGAATGAAATCAAGCATCATTACAAAAATGCTCTTCCTGCTGGGTTCCTCCAGAGAGCTACGTTCACTATGAACTATGAGACTGCTCTGTCTATGTACTTCCAGAGAAAAAATCACCGTCTTCCAGAGTGGAATGCAAAAAAACCAGGTAGCATCTGTGCTTGGATAGAATCTCTACCCTATATGAAAGAGTTTATTGAGGCTAAGTAATGGTCTTCACTAACCTTCCTCCAACCTATGGTGAAGGACTGTTCGAATGGTGTAAAGAACAGAATAAATCACACAAAAGCTTTTGGTTGTGTCGCCCGCCTGGTCAGTGTATGCGTGGTGCTTCTGTCAAGGTTCATTACAGATTCAACGAAAAGTATCTCGTTGGCTATGTTTATCAATGTAGATTTTGTGGCAAGATAAGTCCAATAGATGGTAACATATGACAGATGAAGAGATTGCAGCGAAGATCCGCACGATCAAGATTCATGAAACAATAGGTCGTTTCCGTGAAAATCCTAAATTAGCACTAGAAACGGTTGAGAAGTTAAAAAAGGAAAAACTAATGCTACCACCAAGAAAAGATCGAACCACATGGAACGACAGTCACATGCTGTCTGCCATCATGGCATCATGGCGTAGTCCTGACCCTAACACCCAAGTAGGGTCAGCCATAATAGATACAAAAAATTGTCTCATAGGTACAGGGTACAATGCCCCGCCGCGAGGTGTTGATGTTGATTCTGTTCCATGGGACAGGGATAAAGAAGACCCGTTAGACAACAAGTATGCCTGGGTTGTCCATGCAGAGAAGAATGCGATTGTCAACGCAACTAGCTCTGTTGAAGGGTGTACTCTCTACGTGACACTCTACCCATGTAATGAATGTGCTACTCACATCATTCAAAAAGGAATCACAAAGGTAATCTATCTGACCAATCCATATAAAGATGTCTGGTTTACAAAAGCTGCAACCAGCCTTTTAATGGCCGCAGGTGTGTATACTCAACAGTTTGTATGGGATAATCCAGAGGTTGTGATAGGAAAACTAGAACAGCTATGCTCGTCCATCAGAAAAACACTATAGCTGAATCTCTCATTGATGCTCTAACTGTTGATGTCTTCTGGAGAAACAAGAAATATCCAGCAAAGAAGATAGCTCTGAATCAAGGTATTTTGCCTGATTGGTTAACAGATCATAGTGTACGAGGTATAGTACAACATATGGACTTGATGTTTAACCTGACCATGAACGACTCCACCTTATATGAAAGGCTGGACTATCAACCTAAGTTAGGTACCTATGTCAATGTGATCATCACTTCAAGATCTGGAGAACAATCAGCTATCAAAGACGCCTCGGTAATCGAGTGTATAGAAACAAACCTCACTGTTCTAGGTGGGATTTTTGCGTTAGAAAATACGACTACTTATCTGGAGGATTAATTTTCAATGAGCGACAACTATACTGGTGTCCGCGTAATGGATGTTGGACCTGATATTATTGATCAGATCTACAAAGACAAGAAGGCTCCTCTTTCTTCCTTGGATGAAAGAATTTCTCGCCATCTTTCTCAGAATGAGTATTGTGTTCTAAAATACAACAGTCAATCTGTGCTAGCTAGGGTTAATGGTGAGATGCTTGTAAAACTCTACACCGACATGGCTCCTTCTGGCATTAATCCTATCAATAAAGAACAAACCATGGCCTTGGATGCCCTACTTGATGATGACATCAAGGTAGTAATCCTCACTGGCCGTGCTGGTACAGGAAAGACCCTGCTTACCCTGGCAGCTGGGTTGTCCAAGATTGAAGGTGGACAATATTCTCGATTCATCCTAAGTAAGCCTATGTCTCAGCTGGGAGACCGCCCAATGGGTATTCTTCCTGGTGAAGTAGACGATAAATTCGGTCCCTTCCTAGATAACTATCTAGATAACATTGAACATCTGCTACATGGCAAGTATAAGAATGTTCAAGACCTAATCAGTCAGTATAGAATGGACTTCAAACCACTTCAGCTTATTCAAGGCTCTAGCTGGGCTAATGCATTCGTCATCGTTGATGAGTGTCAAGTCCTAGACTATGACGAGATGGCTATGCTTGGAACCCGTGTGGGTGAAGGCAGCAAGATAGTTATCCTTGGAGACATGAGGCAGAGGGTTGAAAAAATTGAAGTCGATAGAACTGGTATGTTCAAATTCGTGAATAGCACCATGAGCAAGGAAGCCCCTTTTGTGGCCTCAATGGAGCTGATCAAGTGTGTCCGAAGCAAAGTCGCAGAATTGTTTTGCAATATCTTTGAAAGATAACCATGTCGATCGAATCTAGAGCAGTCCGACTTAAAATACCTTGTGGTAGACACTTGCCTACTACAGAATATCAAGTTGGCGATATTTTTATCACCCTATCAAATGATTTTACCTGGCGTTGTCTTGAAACAGGTCATTGGATAGCAGTAGAGAAAGCAGAGCTTACGCTGGACTATTATGAAACAATTCCCAAGATTGTCCTTTTGGACGAACTGGACAACAGATGGATGAAAGTAGCACAAGAAATATGACGCCTCCTTGTTTCTCTAGTCTAGTAGACCTGAACCATTATCTCACTACAGAAGGATGCCGCCGATGTGACCTTGGATTCCAGAAAGGAATCAATGGCTGTTGTGTCTCTAGAGGACCTGTAAATGCTCCCTGTATGATTATAGGAGAGGCCCCAGGTAAGAATGAGGATAGTACAGGAAAACCCTTCACAGGACCCGCTGGACGTCTCCTGAGCGACATATGGAGGTCTGTAGGGATGAACATCAACAAGTGGTATCTAACCAATGTGGTACTTTGTAGGCCAATTGCCCCATCAGGGTCTGGCAAGCAAAATTTGACCCCAAAGATAGAGCAAAAGAAGCTATGTAACCCCTATTTGTGGCAACAAATACAGATGTTGAATCCAGCTATGATTGTCACATTGGGAACACATGCAACTGCTGCTCTAGTTAAGAAGTCTACTGTCAGGATCAGAGACTATCGAGGTAAACTTATTAGAAGTGGAAGATTTTCCGTTTTCCCTATGATTCACCCAGCTGCACTCTTACATTCAAAAAGAGATCCACATCAATATCAGACATATCGTCATCAGATGTGGACAGATGTAAACAAATTGAAGTCTATTCTACAGGAGAGATTATGAGTAAAGAAGATTTTAATATCCTTCCACGACATCATTATAAGTGGAACGAGGTGGTATTATCAGGTGTTCCATATTTAGCTAAATATTCATGTAGTTATTGCCATGGTTCAGGTATTGCAGGTAAACACCTGAACACGAAAACAGCAGCAACAGATCCAGATACAGGCAAACTAGTATACGTCAATAAGACGGATATTCGGTGCTTATGCCTAATATCTTTACCAGAAGAGGAGAAAACAGATGAGAAATAATCCAGAAACAACTGATGTAGAAAAAATGGCAGAAGATGGAACTCCAGAGGTCGTAAAACTAGTCTTGAAAAACCGTAAGTTAGGTCAAGCTAATCTTGAACAACAAGTAGAGAATATAGGAAATACTATTCAAAGAGTTAGAGATGAATTGGGTGGAGAACCGTTGTTTATTCGAAAGAACGACAAGGATAACATTGTTTTCTCTCTCGAAAATGCTCTACGTGAAATCGAGAAGGGACTTCAAGCAACCCTAACCTCAGTAGAGGCTAATAATAGTCTTATTGATATGATGATTAATGACATGGGTGGAACAGTACATAATCTAGATCAGACTCAAAAAGGTCTAGTTGAAGCAGGAGCAAAGCTCCAAACACTATTGACTTTGTTAGACGAGAAGGGAATTATCTCAGAGCCTGAAATGAAAGCTACGTTTGAGAAACTCGTGAAAACAAAACAAGCTGAGGTTGCAGCAGAAAAGGCTACTTCTCAGTCGTAATTTCAATGAATTTACCAATGGTGTAGGAAATATTTGTGATATTCTGTTCCATTCGTAATACATTCGCAAGACATTCGGCTATCTCGGCAATGGGTTTCAAATGTAGATTCTCAATGCCAGGTAGTCGGACCTTGCGGGTCTCTTCTGTCATAACATATCCTTTGTCCTGTGTTACTAAGTCATCTTGAGTTTTTGGCTTAACCATTTTTTCTCCTTGTTTGAGCTACTCAGCTAAAATCTTAAGTTTGGTAATTGTTTGTATCAATTGTTTTGACACAACATGTCGATGCTTCTGTACCATATGTGCTATCTCTACAATACTCTTTTCCATCTTATATTTCAAGAACAACAAATATCTCTCGTAAGGGGTTAGTCTGTCAAGAGGAAACATTCCCGAACCGTGTATTAACCACTGAAGATCCAGGCACAATTCTACTTCCACTATAGTCTCGTCCAAGTTGTTGAATACGGGAGTATGATCGTGACTCACTCCTAATATTTCTCTCCGATACCATGTCGTCATCCCGTATACTGAACATTGGAGCAAATAGTCTCTCAATGAGGTCTTTCTTTTCTTCTGCAGAAATTTCTTTTTGTAATGAAGCCACAGACATGTCAGCTCCTGTATTACATCCTCCCTCTCCACGGTAAAGGTAGTCCAACAACTGTTTTCTAGTTGGAGGAGTGTTGTCATCAGGGTAGTCAAGTGAGAAGGTAATTCCGATATACTCTGCTGTCTCTGGTGACATAAGGATGGTATTTGGTTGGATCCCTTGAGACGTGATCTGTTGATATACATCAAACAGGTCGTCGATTGTAAGAGGTCCGTTAGTAGATAAGGTGGTGTCTGGTATATCAGCCATATTAGATCCACAATTCTGTTGAAGTCATTCTGATATTTCTCTACAGGATTCATTCCCAGTTATCTATAGTATTTTTATGCTTTTTGTTCATCTGTGTCATGTAGCCAATCACTGGAACCCCAATCTTCTTGAAGTATTGGTCGGCCTTTGTGCCTGGTGACCCAACGATTGCTCTGAGCTTCTTGAACTCAGCAGGATAATACTTTCTCATTCTATTTATTGCTGTCCTACCCTGACTAGTCAGAAAACCCTTTACTTCGAGCCAGAGTCCGGTTTTCCCGTATCGGAAATCTGGACAGTAGGACATGGTTCCATGTCTGATATCTGGATGTGGTGGCACACCCCAAAATGGAAACACTTCAGGTTCGTACTCCCAGGTTTTACCAGTGTGGGTAAGCCACCTTGCTGTGTTGGCTTCCCATCCTGATCTAAAGAAGCATGGCAATCCTTTGGCGTTGAGAATATCGGGTCTCTTTCCAATTTTTGTACCCTTCTTGTTAATCTTCGGGACGATTTTGCCATCAAATTCATCAAGCTTTCTTTTGACTGCTGATCTAGATTTAGCCAAATAGAGACTAAGTTCGTTGATAGTCCTTTCTTCACGTTTCTCCTTTAGATAGTCTAGTTCACAGGAAGACCATACAATTTTTGATCTAGCCCACATCTCAGAATTTCAGTGTACCGATACCTGTAACAGATACCCACTTCTGACCAAGAAAATTATTGAGCAATGATTCCTTTATATAATCGAACTCATCTATTAATAGGTGGATTTTAGAATAGTCTAGACCACGAGGAAGCTCGATCTTGCTGCCCGTAAAAACATAGTCTAGAACTGAATTCGTCTTCCACAAGTTAGCCATCGCATTGAATGGGGCAACCAACATGAGTGCTTGATCTGGATGTGCTTCAGCAAGTACCTCAGCAAATTCAATAAGAGCAGTTGTCTTACCAGACTGGCGAGGACTAGCAACAAATACACCTCCTATCTCTTTCCACCATCCTGACTGGGTAAAAAATTCTTTAAATTCAGTACGAGTTGTCTTATACTTTTCTGCCAAAACATGACGTCTAACTAGATCAGAAGCGATAGGACTAAGTAGCTCTTTCTCTTCTGTCCCTTCAGGCGCTGTGTAGATATCCTTATCTTCTTCATCCACAAGAACGGCTACTTCCTCATAAAAATGGATAGCTTCTATTCCATTCAACCCGTAGTGACCAGATCCGTCTCCAGGACCTCTGATCTTAGAGTAATGTTTTCCTTTGTAGAAAAACTCGTCTCCTATATTCACGTCTTTAAAAAATCTCATTCTCATCATGCTGTATCTCTCCAATCCTTCAAAGCTTGTTGTGACAGTCTACCGAAATTACAGTCGACGTGTCCTGCATAGAAACCAGCCGCTTTAAGCTTGGTCTGCATATAACCTGCTATCTTTAGACGTAGTTTGTCAAGATTAAGTAGAACACCTGGACATGTCTTTCTGAGCTTACGTGAACCTTTATACATAAACCAACCTGTACCTTTTAGTTCTCTGTGACCTACTACACGGTCAGGAGCTAAGCCTAGAGAGAGACAAATATCTCCGCATCGACGTTGCAATGTCATCATCATTAGTTCAGATGGCATATAATTGGTAATTTTATCTTTTTCTTCGGCCTTGTAATAGAGAGCAATTCAAATGGAGTTCTTGTTGTGATTCCCCGCATGCCATGCCTCTTCTTTCCAATCTAATGTAGAATAGAGCTTACCATCTAGTGTAATTCCTTCATGATAAGTAATGGCTGGACAATTATGAGTAGAAATACTGTTAACAATATACGCCTCTTCTTGATCAACTGTTAAATTACAAATAAGACCACTGTAATCAATACAATTAATTTCTTTAATAGGAAATAAGAGATAATTGTCTGCTATAAACCCTAATGAATAAGTGGGATTTTTTCTAAAAGAAACAATCCATTCTTGTTTACAAGATACTTGTCTTCCTTGAATAAAGCTTTTTCTTTCAGGTCTTCCTTTTAATTTAGAAGGAATATGTCCTTGCCTAGCAAATAAAACAAACATCTGATGAGACAATGTTTCTGAAACAGTAGATATTCTTACATCTTGATTTGTCTCACTACCATCTCCACGTATATATCCAGTTAAAAGAGCAAGTTGTTGATCAACTGGAGCCTTCATAAAGTTTTCTCTCAAACATTTATTATAAGCTCGATCACCACCTACTATCCACTGTAATACTTCGATAAAGAATTTTTTAGATATAGTCAACTCTGCTACACTGTCTCTTATTCTATAATGAGTAGCATATCCGTGAGCATTAGCGATTGCAGCCACTTCTTCTAAATAATGTAACTCTTCAAAAGCGTTAAATGCTAAAGAGACACTGTTTGTATGTTTATTATACCAACCTTCTGCGAGATACCAGCCACATATATACAAAAGATCGTTAGACCAAGGCATCTGTATCTGTTCATCTTTATTCCCCAAGTATAAAGCACTAAAATCTCCCACTTTTAATTTTGACGCAGGTATCCATTCTAACTGATCAATAATATCTTGTGAAGATATATTGTCTCCTGCACACACAGGTCTTCTAGTTAATCTATCCTTATGGTAAGACATTGTTTTACATGCATAAGAAGTACAGAAGTGTTTCTTCTGTGACATATTACATTTAGGAGCATTCCAAACTAAGAATGGATGTTCACGTGTTGCGATAACAGGTCCACTATTTTCTAATGCAAAATGCAGCTCATATACTTTTTCATTAATATCTCTCTGATGTACATCAGTTACTTTAACTGCATTATTAGTAGTAGGACCAACTACATAATCGCCAATTTGAATATCTTCTATGTTTCGATATCCGTCAGTTGTAAAAATTCTACTACCAGGTACTAAACATCCTGTATTACTAATATGATTATATACTCTCTCGCCATTGATGATAAAAAATGGAGTGATGTCATACTTAGCTAGCCATTGAGGCGTAGTCTTACGATTAGTTGTATGGATAACAATTTGATTAATAGCCGACACTGAACGTTGTATATATTTCTTTGTTGGATGCCTTACTAATTTATCAACAATATTAATAATTCTCATAATTTCTTTTCCTTTCGTTTCTGATACTGTTCCTTACGGTACTGTTTAGCTCGTTCGAGCTGTTCTTTGTGAGCATCTGATTTGAGATGTTCCTGTCGTTTCTGCTTCTGCAGCTCCCGCTGTTTATCTCTTGCCATCTCCTGGCATGTAGGAATTTCATTCTTGTCTGACTGATTTTCAAGTTGCCAAACAGTTAGTTCCTTCCTTGCTTCATCTAGTTTATCAAAAATCAGCTGTGCCGTCACATGTTTCTCTTCTTTGTAGGAGATAACGATATACATATATCCAGCAGCGAGCGCTGCTTCTTTCTTCTTTTCGTCTCTACGTCTACCCTCATGAAAAGCCTGGATAGCTTCTTCCATTGGAGCACCAAACGTCTGTACTTTGTAATGTTGGATGCCGTGACATTCAATAACAATATTCAGCTTTGGAATTACCCAATCGAAACGATGCGAGCCATGCTCATATGACTGATTGACTCGGTTGACATGATACTCCTGGAACGTAACTAGATTGCAGAAGTTCTTGTTATTTCTGAGTAGATCACCAACAGCTCGGTGTAGACGAGAGGCATTCTTACGATAGGCCCACTTGAATCTACTATCTTTCGCCATCTGGATCCTCTTCGCTGTAGCCGTCAGTCAAGTCCTCAAAAATTAGGTCTTTAATTTGTTTTATCCAACCTTTACTAGTGTGTAAGTCACCAAAATGCTCTTTGATTATCTTCTCCAGTTCTTCCTCTCTGATAGTCTCAGGAGACTTGATATCTAGAGTTTCACAGATAGCTTCGATGAATCTATTAGCCATGAGAGTCTTCCTATATCGTTAAGATGATGAAAGACTTTCACCATGTCCGTTATCTTTTGTTCTTCTGCAAATTTTGCTAAATCAAAAGCTAATGCATCGTCTTCAATAAACTTGCTGTGAGCATAGACATCTTTTGTGAAGTCTACACTAGTAAGGACGACCTCTTCTATGAAAAGATGTCCCTCCTTAGGGCCATGTCTACAGTACATCGCTACGAATTCACGAAATCCCATACTTATGGTCCCTAAGTGGAGCATATGGCTATTGCCACCTGGCATAGGAAAAATGTCAGAGTTCTTCAGACGAAATTTCATTAGAAACGTTCTCTGGCTGATCCTTTTTGTTGAGTCTAATATCTCTCTTACCTTCTAAGGTGTCGAGAAGCTCATTGTAACCACCATCAATCACATCCCTATTGTTACGCATGACTCGTGGTTCCACGATAGTCTTACAATTGATACATCGAAGCATGATATATCCAGAGTTGTTGTGTTGAGTTGGTACCTTCTGTCCAAGAATCAAATTATGGTCAGCCTTGTATTTATTAATTTCAATCTGCTCGAAAAACTGTGAATTACATGTTCTACATGTCACACACTCGAGGTCGTGTTTTCTCATCTCTTCTTGCAACTTTCTTTGCTGCGCTTCTAAATCAGAGTACGTCTGAAGTGTCTGTATTGGCATCGTCTTCTTCTCCTTCTTCCTCTTTAGGTTCGACCTTCTCGGTCATTTCTGGTTCTTCGTCTTCATCCTTGAGGACTCCAACTAGTTTTCCTGAGCTATCTTTTAATTTCAACAATATATTTTCCTCCTTTTGAAATGTTCTCTTTAGCCCATCTACACTGACCAGCTAATCCATCTTTCTTAGATTTATTTTTATGAAACATGTTTATTGGTAAATGCTTTTTACATTTGGTACAAAATTTCATTAGATTATACACCTCCTGCGGAAAGGACAATCATTGCAATGATCAGAAACTGAAGGGTAATTCACTTTCCTGTGAATCAGTGTCGCTATATCTGACACCATCTTCTTGGTTCTCTGATGACCCTTCTCGTTGATTTGAACAAGCGACTGTTCAAATCCACCAAGGGGACCTATCGACAACCTCTGAAAGTTTACTTCTTTACACTTTAGTTCACGTGCCACTAGCCAAGCTTGTATCCTTACCTCAATATCATTATATAGCTGCAACGGTTGTTGAGCAATACTGTTAACACTTAATATTGTTGGCGTTTCTTCCAACTTAATAATAGGTATCTCTGACCAGATTACAGCATGCTCTACTGAGCGGCTAATAGATAGACCTGGGTAGGCTAGGACGTTCTCAGGGAGGAGAATCTCGTCGTACCACCTGCGAAGGAACATCAGTATGTGTTCAGAGGTAGACTTCCCTTTTTTAAAGCTGTCTGGATCGTGAATGTCTACATTCTTAAATACCCTACTATCTACCCATGTCAACACACTCCTCCACTTTGGCTTAAATGAAGTTTCAGTAGCTTGAATATAACTCTTTCTAAGTACCTCATTAGAAATAGAAACCTCCCTACTCTCGTTAGAAAGAAGGGAGGAATCATCCATGAAATAATAGCGTAGGCAGCGCGAAGCTATCTTAATTTGTTTGGAACTTAGTCTCACTCTGTTTTGCCGATAGTTTCACTCGTCTGTGTGTTCACGGTAATTTTAACAAAGTTCACTTTCTTGTTTTTAATTAGTGTTTGTAACATTCTCTGATCTTTAGATAATCTAGCACTTCGTCCTGTCTTGATGTCAACAAAGTCAACGCGGCCTTCACTTGTATCAGTCGGAAATAAAATACACATAAAATCGACGATGTTCCCCAGAGGTATAATTCTATCATACTGAGCTTCTAATTCTATATACCCAATCAACTCGCCGAGTGCTCCCTTTCTAGTGTTTATACTTGACTGTATCGAGTGCAGAACCTTGTTAGGTAGAGCCTTGATAGCTTCCTCAAGAGGTCGTGTATCAATTACTTCAACAGGACGTGATTCCATTTGAATCATAGGATTGTCCAGCTTTTCTTTAATCACTTTCCATCTTATCTCCCCACTCGCTTTTAACTTGAGTAGAAAAACGATCATTCCAATTCCAGAGAGAATAATTATTGCTCCTAGTATTCCTAACCCTATCTCTATCATAGTACTGCTCCTACAAACAAGCTAAGAGCCCACCCTTCTGGGAAGAAGCTCACTGTTGGTCCTACCCACACGTTACTAAACAATGGAAGATTTTGTCCTGCATTCCATAGCACAGGTGTGATACCCACACCTGGTTGATCAGATAAGTCTAGAGAGATACGTAGGGCTCTCCAGTCCAAATCGTTGACTGTCTTTCCATATCCGAATGGGGAAAAGCCAATAGATCCGCCGACTAGGGCTTGAGGTGGAAATAGTAGTCCACCTAATACACCAATATCTACATGAGGAGTCCACCAGAACCATTGTTCATCAACAGGTTTGGTGACAACAACTTTGTAGTCAATCACCTCAAGCTGCTGACCATGCTTACCATTAGGATTTACTTCCCACATTGTAGCATAATGGTTGATAGCTCCTGAAGGAGTATGAGTCTCAGCCAATTGGATATCAAACCTGAGCTTCATGATGTAATCGAACTCCCACTTCACATCACGTGTCCAGTTGGGATATGATGACATCTTGGCACGAATTTTGATATGATAATCTTCATATCCACCTATTACATGTTCAATTGGCACCATAGTCTTCTTAGTAACAGCCTCATAATAGAGACCACGAACCAGAATTAATTCTTTGGGAACCTCAATAAGAATATTCCTGTAAGTGGTGACAATCTTGACACCAGGCTCCCTCAGTTTCAACATCTCATACTTGACTGCCAACTCACTATAGCGAGTGATAGTTGCATTACGTTGACGAACCTCTTCTTGTATAGTCTTCTTCAACTTAGTAATGTACTTCTGAGCATCACCAAACTCGGTCTTGGCACGACCAAGATCGAGATCAGCTTGCATTAGATGTTCATTCAGTTGGCTATTAGAAGATTGAAGGTCAGATTTATCACACGCTGCTTTCGCTAATAGACCCAGGCAGAGGAATAAAGCGACCATTAATAAATACATGAGTCGTTTCTTTTTCATTAATCTTCTCCTTTTTGAATGTACGTATCCAGTTTTTCTGAACTTCTTTATCTGAAACAAGTTGTTTCCTTCTGCTATCACCTTTACCAGCCATTATTCTTCTCCACCATTGTTCTCAGTTCCTTAATGGTATGCTCGTATTTCTTTGTCAGATAGAGAGCGAAGTAGTTGTCGTTTCGACAAACGTTCTCTGGTCCATCGAAAGGAGGAACTCCATCAAGCCTTTTCAGATCCGTTCTAAGTTCTGGAATATTTATCCATTTGTCAGTCATCACTCACTCTCCACGACTGGGAAGAAGCAGGTGAAGAAGAAGTCTTCATAGCCCTCTATCTCCTCCTGCGTCAACCCCATTGCTTCAAGATCTAACTTGTCTTTAGCCAGATCAGTTGCTGCTTCCAAATACATTAGCATATTCCACATCTTATGCTCCTGATTGACGGACGCCGGCTTCTCCACCTAATGCATTATAAATGTCCCACATTTTTTGTGCTTCTTCTGGAATATCTTTATTCAATCCTAGCTCTTTGGCTAGTCTAAATGCTACTGTAACAGGCTTATGACCATTAGACATAATAGTTTTAGATAACTCAGTGAATAATTCTTTGTGTTCATCATTACTAACACCTATCTTTTCTTTTTCTGTCTGCTTATAAAATTCTACAGTAGCTGCTGGAACCTGATTAAAACGAGAAGATGCAGGATAGAACATAAAGTGAAGTCTATCTTTAAATGAAGTAATCTTATTCTTGGAAATTTCCAGCTCAAGAACCGGAAGCTTTTTTCCATCCTTTCCACGATGAACAGCTGTTGCAGTAGCACCCAACTCATGAGATTCATTATAGACATGAGCAATTAAACTGGCTTCATATTCAATCTGTCCTGTTTCTAACAAGTCACTATTCTCAGGACGTTTACCCTTATCAATCTTTCTGTATTCAACTGTACATATTACACAACAATGATTTCTGGTTGCTAATCCCTTCATCAGAATGGCAATTTGTTTTAGCCTTACTCGTTCATCTCCCTTAGCATTCTGAAAATCTGGCAATTTATGAAGATTGTCTAGAACGTAAACAATGTTTCTACCTGGATACTTTTCTTTGTAGCGTCTAATCAGATTATCGGCAAAGGACAGCGACATCCCATCGTTTGCATCCTTAATAATTAGACGACCTCGCTTGGCCATATCTAAAACCTGTGAGTAGCCATCATCTCTGTCTGCTATAATAGTATTTTCAACTCCAGTATCCTTCTCAGCATACTTGGGATTCATAATCTGATTCAATTCTAATTCAGACGAATCAACAGCTAGTGCTACAAATTTAGGAAGTACCTGCTCGAACGTATCGTCAATTGTGTGATAAATAACTAGAGCATCGTTTTCCTTCTCATGTCTAGCAATTTCCCATGCCAACTTACACATCAAAGAAGTCTTGCCACTATTAGCTTTGCCACCAAAGCAGAGGAAAACATCTTTCTTCCATTGACCTGCTAATGCAGCTTGCAGTTCAGTCATAGAATTGCCAAGAACGAATCCGCTAAACGAACCGTCAAGACCTTCTTCAGATTCTTTTTGACTTCTAATTCTCGAGACCATTGCTTCTTCAGAGAAAGAATCTTCCTCATATTTACGAGACAGGTCAAAGAGGGTTAGGTCAGCTTCTCTCAGATGATGTTGAATATTGTCAGGATCTAGCTTGATATTACGAGTAAGCTTATCTCCTACCTCTTGGATATCTCTACTCTTTTCAGCATCATTCACATTCTGAAGACGATTAAGCTCATTCTGAATAGTTTTCAGGGTAAAGCCAGTAGCTCTAGCTAGCTCATCACACATCTTCTCTTGCTTGATATAGGACCTCTCGTTGACGATGAGAGGAATCATACTCTCACACATTCTCTCTGGGTCAGCATCACCACCGAAGCGATCCAATCTCCATTCAAAGGCAGAATACTTCTTTAGTTTCTTAAACTTGGCAACACCATCTTTGCGGATAATGTCATCAGGGTCCATATCTTCAGGGATAGTAGCTATCTTGATAGACAGGTCTTTGTGACCTGCCAAAACAGTGTCCAGTAGTCTAGCAACAGCTTCCTGGCCTTGTTCATCACCGTCGAGACAAAGAACTAGGTCATAGATGTTACGATCCTTGAGGACATGAATATGGTCTGTGGTTAGAGCATTGCCGCCAATAGCAGCGCAATTCCAAAGTCCATGCTCAACTGCAGTAGCCACATCAGCATACCCTTCGAAGATATAGAGTGGAACTTGCTTCTTACCACGCTTTTTAAGAAAGCGATCAAGCCCGAAGAGGCGTTTGGACTTCTGGTAAATATTGCACTTGACACCAGTGCTTCGTTGATTGACATATTTGGCGCCTCCATTTTCTTTGTTATATAGTAGATCGCGAGATCCAAAACCTACTGGACTTCCATGCTCATCACGGATAGTGAATACTAGTCTCTCTGTTCCAAAGATGGTATCCCTGTTCAGGTCTACCTCTGCCAGAAACTTCTGGGTGTATCCCATAGCCCTGAGTTTATCCTTGAACTCCTTGAAGTCAGATATATATCCAATACCAAGGTTACTGCAGGTCTCTGAGGACCATCCTCTAGCCTTAATAGCCTTCTTGTATACCTTATGGTCTGTACCACTAGCTACAAGTTCACCTGCCATACGGTAGGCTCTGATAGTATCTAGTCTGTAAAGGTCTTCTTCAGTTGGTTGTTCATGCTTGAGAGGTACTTCGTACTTCTCGCACAGATAGGCTAGAGTTTCAGTAATGAACTCAGGACCTGTCTCTGGCTTATCTTCTAGAACAGCACAAGCATTAAGGATGGTTCCAGTTGCTCCACATGAAAAGCAGTGGTAGGCCTCACCGTTTCTGGTGAGGCCACAGGAAGGGTTTTTGTCATCGTGATTAGGGTTCAAGCACTTGAAGTTCTGTGCTGTATCGATCCCGTGTTCTTCCAAATAAAGCTTAAGCTTGGGCATTAGAAGCTGGACGGCCTCATCATAGTTTTGGACTCGCATTATTTTGTTCCTGTCTTTAGGCCAATAGGCCCTGTTTTAGATATGACAAACCTTGGTTACAGAATGGTAATCCGGCACAGTAATTACAACGTCTGACCTTAGGTGGTCGTCTTTCAATGAAGCCAGCAATCTTCTTAGCCTTTTGATATGCTAACGCTTCCTCATGAGTATCAAGTACGCGGCTTGCTCTCTTTGCGTTTCGTTTATACACTGCGAACTTTTCATCTCCAGCCCACAGTTCCTTTTTGTTACACGCAGTAAGCTGATCATCAGCTTTCAATTTATCTGCCTCTACTAATTCAAGTCGTTCACGAATGTAAGCTTCTGTCTCATCCAGAGACATCAGTTGGATCTTATATCCAGGCTTCACTCTTTGCTGAGGATAATCTTTGTCCTGTCGTGCTTTGGCTCCAGACCAATCAGTGAAGAAGAAGTCAATGAATCCAACATCGTTAATTGCTTCATCACCACGTTCGTCTGCCAACAACCATCTATAGATAGACATCTGTCTTTCATAGTCTACGTCTTTCCCTCCGTAGATATAAGACCATACGGACGTCGTCTTGATATCGCGGAGAGTGAACTTACCATCCTTGTCACAGGTGAGAACATCAAACTTGCCTGACACCGTGTAGGTCACAGGTCCAACAGTCAGCTCTCGCTTGGTTCGGATTTCTTTCTCCACACCCTTGCTCTCAATGCGTTCTAGGGAGTCATGAATGGCAGAGCCAACCTTGGATGCAACTAGATCATTGACGTCTTGTGCTAGTTCATCTTGGTGACGTTGACCAAGTAGGTAGGACCTGGTGGGTTTCATCAATGTAGTGGCAGAGAGGGTGTAGGGGTCAGGATTGTGGTCATAGTCATCATGCTGCAACCAATCCGCAATGTATTGCGGAAAGCGATACTTATTAGTGTATTTCATTAATCTCTTTCTATGCTGATTCGAGCACTGCTACTTTGCTCTCCAGAGTAGTCACTCTGTTTTGAAGGTCTGTAATTTCTGCTTGACGAACATTAACCATTGCTTTCATCATGGCTTTTGGTGCTACATTGTTGAAAGCAAGCTGAATCTCATTTAACTTTTCTTCAATAACAAGAAATCTATTCTCGACTTCTGTTCTTTCAGTTGTTGACATCGCCATCTTTGGTACCTCCTTCTAAAGTGGTGTCTTCACCTTTTAGAGTCAAGCTCTCTTTTTTACCAATGGCCCATTTTCCTGCAACATTACCACCTGAATAGATGAAGAGAGTACCAAGTACAGCAGTGATAAGTTCAGAATAGAGTGCTGCAAAGGCTGGTGCAATACCTGCAATTCCAAATCCTGCCAACAGAATGACTAGGCAAATAATCGCTAGCTTGAACTTGCGTCCTGCTGCTAGTGTTTCTTTAATAGCTTCCATTATTTTCTCCTGTTCATTACAGCCTTCACATCAGTTTTGATCTCAGCAACATCTGCTCTAATTTCATTAAGTAGTTGATCTACAGCAGCTTGTTTAATTTGTACACTCATCAAATCATTACGAAGAGTAATTCTTTCGAGTTCAGACTTTGCACATTGAGCAATATGGCTTTCTTGTACTGCATCAATTTGCTGTTCTAATTGACTAATCTTACCTTGGGTAAGTCCCCAGGTAATTCCCATGCCTACAACTACGACGATTAGAGCAATGATACTCTGTAACCATCTGATATATTTACTTGATTTATCAACAGTATCGTCGAGTGAAGGCTTAGCTTGTTGAACGAGCAAGATTTTCTCAAGCTCTTCAATCTTCTGTTCCAGATGTTCGGACATTCTACCAAGTCTCCTGAATTATATTAGTGTTCTACTTCTGATTTCTCAACGAAGCACAGTGGTGCTAAGTTTAGAGTACCATGATTCAGGAAGATTTTCTATGAAGACAAGAAGCCTATTCGGCTAAGTTAGCGATATCATGGTCAACCATTTCTTTTACTAGGTCAACAAAAGAAGTTTCTGGTATCCATCCAAGGATTTCTCGTGCTTTTGATGCATCTCCGATGAGTACGTTGACCTCAGTAGGACGATAGAATCTAGGATCGATCTCCACATACTCCTGATAGTTACCTAACCCTCCGTACTCAAAGGCTACTTTGCAGAGATCTTTAATAGAATGGGTACGACCTGTTGCCAGTACGAAGTCGTCAGGAGTGTGATGTTGGAGCATCATCCACATTCCTTCTACATAGTCTCGAGCGTGTCCCCAGTCTCTCTTAGCCTCTAGATTGCCTAGATAGAGCTTCTTCTGCTTACCAGCTTTGATGTTAGCAACAGCTAGTGAAACCTTACGAGTTACAAAGTTGGAACCTCTTCTTGGACTTTCGTGATTAAACAGGATACCAATAGAACAGAACATTTTGTATGATTCTCGATAGTTGGTAGTAATCCAATGTCCATAGAGCTTGGCTACACCATAGGGACTACGAGGATAGAAGAGACTTCTTTCGTTGGTAGCTTCAAAGATTCTACCTCCAAATAGCTCTGAGGTTGATGCCTGATAGAATCTAGTGTGGAATCCTGACTCCCTGATAGCCTCAAGACAATTGAGTACGCCTATACCTGTACACTGTGCTGTGTAGACAGGTTGGGTGAATGATGTTCCTACGTGTGACTGAGCTGCTAAATTGTAGAATTCATTAGGTTTTGCTATCTTACAGAGAGCAGTTAGACTAGGGATATCGAGTAGATCGCCCTCGACCACCTCGAAGTTCTTTTCATTCTCCAGATGAGCTGAGCATCCCAGACTGTTGGATGCACTGCGGCGCTTCATTCCATAGACTTTATATTCTTTCTCAAGTAAAAATTCAGCTAGGTAGCTGCCATCTTGGCCAGTGACTCCGGTAATTACTGCTGTTTTGTCCATTGTATTCCTTTTTATGTTAATATGATCAACTCTTTGTTGTTAACTATATCCTGCTGTGACTTAATGTGATTATACAGCTGAGTATCTAATTGACTAACATCATGCAATGCATCAATGATCTCTTGTGGAACATTACTAATATGTGGTCGTCTAGTGCCATGATCAAAATGCATGGTTCTATTTCTAGTTGTTGCATTTGGATTCCATTGCCAATGGAATTTTAAGGACAACAAGTTCCAATATTTATCTAGGTCATCTGTGCAACAGATGAAAGAGAAGAAATTATCAATGTTGTGTTTAGCTTGTTCTAAACTTTCAATATCATCATTAGAAAGTGTACTAGAATTATTGCCAGATATGAATGCAGTAGCAGTATTTGTTGTATAGGTTTTTCCAAACGTTATAATCTCTGATTCCAATGCCTTGATATTTCCAAAATCAAGATGTCTACCTCCAATCCATGCGTTTTGAAAGAAGTACGATAGTGCTCGATGTGCAGGATCCCTGACGACAGAGAGATAGACACAAGGAGCATTGATTTGGTTATGAACACCAAAAGCTTTATGACCATAAACAAAATCACCTACTTGAATTCCAGATATATTTAAAGAGGTATCAGTAAATGTTTTAAAACGACTATGAGGATAGTTGTTTCCCTTTTTTATACTTCCAAAGAAAGAGGTTCCGCCTGACTTGGCTACATGTATAAAAATAGGAACATACATTATTTACTCCTTTAGATAATATTTATTGAACATATCCATAATGAGATTAACTGTCTCTCCAGTAACATGTCTTCTATCTGTTTCATAGCTTTCTGGGTAGAACTCTTTAACTATTTCATAGCTAGGCCAATAGCGAACCGATAATGGACCTTGATACTCTCTAACTACTTCATCAACTGATGATCTCAGAACAGATTTAGACACACTATCAGCTGTAATGCAAGACACTGGTCTAAATGTAGCTACTAAGGTTACAGGAGAAAGTGTGAAAATGACAGTAGCTGATGGTCTATGTTTTCCAATAAGAGAAAGTATTTTTGTCAGATTGTCTTTGTTTTCAGCAAAGGTACTGACCCGGAATCCATGTTCATCAGGATCAAACACAGCTCCTGGTATAGCTTTCCAGAATACATCTCCTGTTTTCTTATGATACCATACTTCCGAAAGACCAAGGGTAATGATGAAGACATCTGTATTGTCCAGAAGTTCTTTTGTTTCTAGTCTAGTTCTATCAAGTGCTCTCTCAAGTACTTCAGGATCTTTAAACCAAATATCCTCACTGAATTTTCTGTTTTCATATGCCCATTCAAACTGTTGTCTAATGGTATGTGTGGTTACCATACCAGATCCATGTCTCAAGATATAAGTTTCTGAATGTTCTTCACATGGAGCATAACCTCTATACTGTAAATAGGCTAGTATATGCCATGCAAAACAACTACCAAAAACAGTTATTTTGTGTTGCTTAGTTATAAATGGAGCATCTGGTGTCCATCCTGGAAGGATAAACTTTTCTACAATGTTCTTACGAGATTGTTCATCATAGTCTCCTCTCTCAGGATTAGGATAAAAATTGCAGATATCTCCTCTGTGCCATGTAGACCTACGATATGTTTTAATATTGTCTTTTTTATTCATGGTTGATAATAATTATATCCCTGTTGTTAATTTCATCAGAATGAAGATCAATGTAATCGTACAATTCTATGTCAATTTTATGTATCTCTTGCAATCTTAATTTAATTCTATCTGGAACATCTTTCAACTTAGGTCTTCTAGTTCGGTGATCAATGTGTCTATATGACATTTTTATTTCTTCATTCTCAGACCATTGCCAATTGAAACGTCTAGACAATAAGTCCCAATATTCATCCAATCTTTTTGTTGTACAAATAAATGAAAAAGAATTTTCTATATTTCCTTTAGCTATTTCTAAATGTTTTTGATTCACTATTTGTTTTCCTTTCATTGGAAGTCCACACAACATTTTAGTCGAAGAGATTGTATGATCAAATCTACATATTTCATCTTCATATTTTTCTAACTTGTTAAAGTCTAATATCTCTTTGTTGATATGCTTCCTTTGAAAGAAATGAGACAAGACTCTGTCTATGGGATTTCTTGCAATAGAAAGATAAGCACAAGGAGCGTTTAGCTGTTTATGAACACCAAAATGTAAATGACCAGCTAAAAATTTTACTTTTTCAAAATCCTTCATTTTACTATTCCAGTTAACTATCTCTGAATGAGTATAATTATTTCCTCCAATAACACTGTGAACTAGAGATGTTCCACCGGATTTAGGGATATGAATAAAAATTGGTATAAAGTTATTCATAATTCAATTCAGCTAACTCTTTTCCAGCTATCTTTTGAAAGATTTCTTTCTCTTGATCTGTCCATGAATGCCAACGTTGGTGTACATTTTCTCCTGAACCAAAAGAACTATGTTGACGCTGGATATTCTTCTTTATAGTTAAATCAAATGCTCTCTGTACAAAACCTATATCTACTTCTAGTCCAGCAAATTTATACATATCATTCATTGTACCAGCACAGTCTGATATAAAATCTTCGAATCTAATCATTTTAAAGTTAGGTAGAGCAGTCTGACAATCAAGAGCTAGTCGTGCTCTGTTCCTGAATGACTTACAGAGAACCTGAAAATAATCATCGGGATTTTTGTTATGCTTATCCTGTTCAATACCCCCAGGAATGTTACGCAGAGACTCAATTTGATTACGTCCATCTCTCATCATGTAGATGAAACGCCAATCATCTCCAGGAAGATTTGCTAGTTCGTCTGGACCAAACCTCACAGGAGTTTCTACACCATAAGGTGTAGGTACTTCAAGATGATTTTTTACATCTCCCCACCAGTCTCCTATATGAACATGCCAAGAAAAGAAATCAAAAGGAGGATTAGTAGCAAGAGAGGATTCGACATTTGAAGCAAAATAGTTTTCGCAAGGACAAACCTTAGACGGTACGGTAGGTAACCAAATGCAATGCTGACTTCCTTCCCAATCGTCTACTTTTACTGTGTCAGGATCTGAAACTTCAGGATTGATTAAAGGCTTCCCACCAACTATGTCTCTAGTCTTCAGACTAGCGAAGAAACTTACTTGTCTTCTTCCACTAACAAAATTCCAAAGATTTGTCCCCGCTCTAAAGTTTAGAATAAAGAGGATTTTTCTCATAACAATCTCCTATTTTTATAGACAAAATGAGTTACTTCTCCTGGAGAACAATACTCTTTTTCAAATTCTTCTGTTACATTTACAAAATGATTTTTCAATAAAGGAAGAAGATCTTCATGAGTAACTTTTTCCTCTTTATTTAGAGTGTGTAGCTCTCCGGAAATAATATCTATCTTGCGTAAAATTCTCTCTGGTACATCTTTAAAAACATCCCACTCAGCACCTTCGACATCTATCTTAAGAAAATGACATCTTTCTATTTCGTTATCATCAAATATTTTTTTAAGTGAAATTGTTTTCACTGTTATTGCATCTCCGCTCTCATAAAGTGTAGTGATTTCATCTTGAGGAATTACTCCACCGATAAACTGATGACAAGTCCCGTGGTCACTAACACAAGAAGTATAATATGCTGAAACATCTTTATCGTCAGAATTAGCAATTGCACGATGATATACAACTGCACTGCTTTGAAAATTATTGATAGCAATATTTTGTTTCATTAACTCTACATTCTCTGGGATAACTTCAACACTAAAAACTCGACAAGATCTACTAATCATAGCCAGTGTAGCTGATCCTATGTGGGCTCCTAAATCAACACATACATCTCCTTGACCAATTCCATGCTCTTCTAATTTATACTCATCTTGTTCTAAACAAGAAATTAATGCTCCTCCATCACTAGTTCCTTCTCTATAGAATCCAATAATAGGTTTGTCCCATGGAGTAGGAAAAGTATGTTGTTTAACTTCTAGTATCATCGTAAATTCTCCAAGAATTTTTTAATTGATATGAACTCTTGATCAAAGTCCACTACGTTTTTGAATCTTTGATACGCTAGTGCTGACCATTGTTCATATTCATCTCTAGCTTTTTTCAACAAGTCTGTTACTTGCGGAATCGATTTGTTATTTATATCAATACAGTTGACATCACTTTCATACAACAAGTCTGCGGTAAAATCCTTTTGATAACTACAGTTGACTACCATAGGTGTACCAGTAGCATATGCATAGTGAATGTTATATCCATATCCCTCATCTTCTGATTTAACATGCCACAAGAAGGGTATGTCTTGAAATTTCTTGGCCATATTCTTTAGACTAGCGAACTCTGGAGATGTTCCATCTCTATTCCCTGCACCGTAAGCGAGGAATTCCCAGTCAGGCATTGCCTTCTCAAGTTCAAAGAATAGGTCTGGCTTATTCATAAAGTGTTGAAAATTAATAACTCTTTCCAGGTTCTTTGTAGAAGCAGGCTGAAAGATGTCGAGATCAAATTCTTGATGATAGTATACTTGATGGACATTTTTAGGGAGCAGTAGTTGTCTAGCTGAAGACAAACAGTTCTTAATATTTCTGTCTTCAAGAGGCCAATTGTTACCTGCCTGAAAGATATGCTTAGCTTGAGGTTGGAACAGAGACAGTAATTTATTGAAGGGTTCTATATGATTAGGAAAACTAGATAGAATGATATCAAATTTCTCCTCTTTGAATCTCTCTAGAGTAATCAGTCTATAGTCTATGTCTGGTCTGAGAGGATCAGGAGCCGAAAATATACCTGGTTCAATCTCTGTAGTATGCTTTGTGAGACCGTGAATCTCCTCTACCATAATACGACTCTCAACAGGTAGGTATTGTAAAGCAGTTACTTCAGCATCAAAGACCTTCCAGTATCCTTCAGTCCACCAATCTATCCCTACAGGTTGATACAGTTCCCAGCCCAATCTCTCTTCAAACAATTTGTATAGAGAGTAAAATAAATCTCCATGATGACTATCAGCAAGGACACGCATTATCTCAACCTTTCTAGAAATCTTCTAATATCCTGTTCTTCTTGTTCAAAATCTACTACATCCTCAAATCTTTGATGAGCACGTTCACACATTGCGATGTGTTCTTCTGGCTGAGAATAATGCTGAAGTAGCTCAGCTACGTCTGCTGTAGAACGTATGCTAGTATCGATACATGTCACCTTATCTTCGAATAGCTTATTGGCATTACAACTTGAATAGTGCTTTTTAAAAATAAGAGCTGGACGACCACAAGCATATGAACTGAATATTGAATGTCCAAAACCATCTCCACCTGGCTTGTAGTGCCATGTCCAGGCTGATCGATCCATTGCATCTGCAACCGCTTGACCACCTTCCAGATTATCCTGCATTGCTGCTCCATAGGTAACCCCTGTCCATCCTGGTAGGAGTGAGACTAGATTATCTAGTAGCTGAGGATTTTTCATGTAATGAATGTAGGAACGAATAATGTTATGAAAAGTAGGAGGACGATATTGAAAGATATCAAGATCAATTTCCTGATGATAGAAAACTGCGTTTGTATTTGTATCAAATGGAGCAGTTGAAGCTAAGATATTATTCACTCCCTGTGGATGGCCCCAGCTATTTCCTACCTGAAAGATATGTTTAGCCTGAGGTTGGAACTGTTGAATCAACCGATTGTACGGTTGAATGTGTGCAGGAATAGAAGAGAGAACTATATCAAATTTCATGTCTTTGAACTTATCAAGTCTAATAGCACGGTGCTGTGATCCGAATGTAAGATCTTGGATATAGTAGATACCATCTTCTACTTTGTAATGAAGATTTTTTCTTTCTACTTCAGGTAGAGGCACTCCATGTACATCGTGAGGTATCTTTGTTCCTTGATGTAGACCAAGGAACTGTGCAATGGTATTAGGATGCTCATAGACATGCCAGAAGCCTTCATGTGCCCATTCTGGACCTATAGGACGATACATCTTCCATCCTAATCTCTTTTCAAATAAAAGGTGGAGTGAATAATACAGAGCTTGATTATGAAAGTCGACCAATATATTCATGGTGTTTTCCTTAGTTTCTATTTGATATGTTTAGCTACTTCCCATTCAGGATCTAGTTTTTGGAATAGAGTGAAGCCTCTTGGTGTTGGAAGATGTATGATTTGAACTTCTCCCTTGTCTACATACTTTGACAGACCATTCTTTTCACTCTTCCAGTAACCATAAGGCCAGTCATACATTTCATGATATGTTTGACCTGTATGTCCCATCTGTTGAGAGAAGTCGTGGATTGCTACAAATCCACCAAGCTTTACTTGAGGCCAAAAATAATTGAATTCGTCAAACCTGTATTGAGGCTCAGAGTCTAGGAATAGAAAATCGATTGATTGGTCTATCTTCAGATTGAGAGATTCTATCAAATGCTCTTTGACATAGTCTCTCAATTCAAGATCATTCCATAGACTAATAGCTTGATTGAGTAGAGACTGAATAACTTCACAAGTATAGATCTTACCTTTTTGATTAATCTTGAGTGCTTCAGCCATGTAGGCACTAGAGATACCAAGGTGAGTTCCAGTTTCTACAATGAGTTCAGGTTTTAAAGCTCTCGTCAAACCATACAAAAATTCACCTATCTCTATTTCGACTCCTCCTGTGTTAAACATCTCGAAGCTGTTACCTGCATGATACTCAGGTTCCTTGTTCAGTAACGTGGTTTTGTTGATAAGATAATCTGTAATGTGCATATTATTCTCCTTCTATTTTTCTATATTCGTGTAAGACAGGACCATAAAATTCATCAACTCTGTTACATACACGAATAAAAACTTCCTTGTCTACTTTCTTCCACTTTAGAACTTTATTTATATTGTCTATATAAATTTTTCGCAAGTCAGGATCATCTATAATCTTAGTAATATGGTTAAAAATACAAACCATTGTACCCCAAAAATTACCATTCGATGAATTGAAAAACGAATTGTACATATCATTAACATTAGCTATTGCAAATCTTGGATGATCTAAAGACTTGAAGGCTAACGATGTCATGTATCCATGTCCTAAATGAAAATAAGGAGCTACTACCTGTTTATATTTTTTGATTTCTTTCTTATTCTCGGGGTCTTTTATATCCTCAAAGCAATCAAAATTAAACATGGCTGTATGTCCAACACAAAGCTTCTCTTTATGTCTAAAAAGCTTACCATCTTTCTCAACTATACCAGCATGCTTAATTCCTACCTTGGCCATTGCAGTCCAAAAATCTGTTTCTATTCGGCCTCCAATTCTTATTACTTCGTCTAAATAGCTTTCACATTGAACTGGTACTTCATACTCTAGATAGGTAGCTATTTGTCTGAGAGTAAGTGTATTGAGAGAGAAGTATGAATATTCTGGAATACCTTGTGTTTTAAACAAAGGATTTTGGACAAACTCTTTCAACACTTCTCTAAAGAAACTTGTTTTGATAAAAGAAACACAATCTCCTTCACCTCTAGATCCCCACAGGTCTACATCTTCAACATCCGGAAGATGTTTACCACCAATCATAGCTGTTGCGCGCCAATGATTGTTTGAAGACAATATGTTAACATCTGGATTTTCAGTTAGAAAATTATTGATGGTTCTCAACCAATCCATAGAAAGGAAACCGTCATGATCACATCTTGCAATATAATCATACTTGTCTTGGTTGCCTGTTAAATATCCTACACAAGCCATCATGGGATTATCTGCAATAGGCTGACATGGATTGTTGAATGTTTTACAATGAGGTAACATCTCTTTCAAAACATTTGGATCAAATCCGTTATTTTGAATAATGAAATCCCAGTTATTTAAATCTGGACAATCTTTAGCTCTTCTAATAAAGTTCTGCCAAGCTAACAAAAGAATTATGTCTACATTGTTAGATACAATATCGTACCTGCTATTTGATGCTGGCTTACATGCGAAACAAGAGTTATAACTATCAATTATTAGAAGTATTTTCATGCTTCCTTATGTCCTTTAAAAATAAATGCTATTTGACTATAGAAATGTATGGAGTAGATTGTTTTATCCAGTTCATTAAGAGGCTGACCTACACGAGATCCATACTCATATTGCTTATCTGTGTATGAATTAAGGTGATCAACTAGAGTCTTCAAATAATCAATTCCAGTAAGTGGCTGTTCTTTTGGTGCATAAGATAATTTAGGCCAATAAGAAGTGAGGAGATCTTCTACAACGTAGACTCCTTGGTCCTTAATTTGAGGCCAGAACTCCTTGAACAAGGTTACTTGTTGGTCACAATAATGACTTGCATCATCAATGATGATATCCCATGGACCATGTTGTTTAACTTGATTACGGAATTCTTGTTGATCAAGATCTCCCATAATGTACTTAGCTCGTTTTGGTTTGTATACAAAATTTTGACTATTAGTATCAACCGCAAAAATTTGTGCATTAGGAAATTCTTTTTCCCACATCTCAACTGAGTATCCTTCAAGAATACCAAATTCTAATATCTTAATTGGTTCATTTTTTAACTTCTTAAAATACTGCAGGTAATGATTTGCATAATCATTATATGTTTTTTGTTTCCAGTTATGCTGTCGATCATGAATCATTGGATGAATTGACATGTTGATTTCCTATTTTTTACAACAAACTGCTATGTAAAAATCGTTGTTTACTATATTGTCTTGTGAAATTTCACCTGTATTCCAAGCTTGTCCATAAATTTTCACATTATCAAAATAAGATCCTAGTACATTCTTTAAAGTAGAAAAACTCCAACTACTTTTATGAAAATGATTGTACTTATCTTGTATATCTCTTGGAGTAGATAGAATAAAGATTCCTTGATTACTGAGATATGCAGATGCTATTTTTTCTAGAAGCCCCAACCCTTTTGAATAGACTAGATGTTCTATTGCTTCGAACATTACTATGAGATCAAATTTTCCTTCTAACTCTAAGTTCTCTGCGTCTGCTACCTTAAAAATACAGTTAGGATATTTCATTTGATCATTTTTAATAACATCTAAATCAATATCTATTCCAATTGTTTGTGCAGCTGGATTTGCTTTCTCTAACATATTAGTACCATAACCACAGCCACAACAAATATCTAAACATCTATTGGTTAAAAAAGTAGATGCAAATTCATAGCGAGCAATATGATGATTCCGCGTTTCTTCACGGATAGCAGAATCTTCTGGATCAAATCTTTCTATTACCATTACAATCCTACCTTAACCTTGTAGCACTCTTTCAATTTGTTAATGAAATTCATATCTAGATTATTGAGTTGTATGTCTCTGTTGGCTAGATGCTCGTACTCTTCTACAAAATTATCTATCCCTACTATCTCATCTCTTGTTAATTCTAAAGCAAGTTTAGCCCAAGCATGGATCTGCATTTGATTGACTGAATCAGACAGGTTAGGTACCCATACTCTTTTAGTAGGAGATCTTTCTTTTGAGGTAAAGACAAGACCATCGTCTGTAATCAAATAATCCATATACAGAGTATGGTGATGTATCCTATGACAATTTGGAGCAAAGATACCAGTACGTGTCTGGAAATTTTGGTAGTCTACAGTACCACCATCTATCTCATTGTTTTCAAGAATTCTAAGTCCAAGGGCTCTGAGCTGAATAGACATCCAGACAAAAGTATCTCCTGCCATATTTGCATTACAAGAGAGATTAATTGGTTCAATAGTACTACCTTGTGGATAAGATTTAGCGACAAAAACCAGATCAGTCTTTCTTAAGTCAGAGACTTTACAGAAGGTAAAGTATGGAGCTAGATTGAGTCCCGAACAATTATACAATGTCTTCTGTCGGTCTATGATTTCTTGAGAACAACAACCTCTAACAGTACCAATTGCATCACAATTATTATTCAACATTCTATCATATTTGGCAGGTATGAAATCTTTGTTTAGGATTAATGTATCTTCCTCTAGAAATAATACATCACCTTCATCTATAGTCTTAACCATTTGAGTTAAACTACCACCATGATCTACATAATTAGGAGTGTACATCACTTCGGTTTTGTCATGTTGACCGATATAGTCAGTCATGAAATCAACTACTCTTTTCTCTACTGGAGAATTGATATGTATGATTAGTTTATCAACAGACTCTTTCCAATGTTTTTCATAACATTTCAAAAATAGAACTGTATTGAATACGTCGCCTCGAGAGGGCATGATTGCAGTAAGCATGTTTATTACTCCTTGTACCAATCTACTGTAAGTTTAAGATACTCATCAAAATCATAATTAAGATTGAAGCCTAGCTTTTTAATCTTATCTGAATTGACTGCATATCGAGAATCATGTGCTTTTCTATCTGGAACAATTTCTACGAATGATTCATCTCTTCCACAAAGATGAAGAAGTTTATCTGTGATTGTCCTGTTAGACTGATGTTGGTCTGCTCCAACATTATAATCTTCTCCTGGTGTTCCTTGTTTAGATAGAAGATAAAGTGCTTTAGCCATATCTTCAACAGATAACCAATCTCTTTCAAAATGAGTAGATGCCATTAGAGGAACTGTTTCTCCTTTGAGTAACTTAGTGGTAAAGCATGGGATTAGCTTTTCAGGATCTTGCCGTGGTCCATAGTTGTTTACTGGGAATGTAGAAATAACTGGCAAGCCATGAGTAGTTGAGTAGCTCTTACCCACCCAATACTGAGATACTTTTGAACAGGGATAGGGTGAAGTAGGTCTAAATTTATCTCCCTCTTGTGCTTCCCCTGAGGGAATAGCACCATAGGCTTCATCAGTAATCTGATTGATTACAGGTATCTGATACTTGAGAGCTAGTTCCATTATGTTCCTAGTACCCAACACGTTGGTTTCCCAAAAGACTTTATCGCCAGCAATGCTTCTGTCAACATGACTCATAGCAGCAAGATGGATGATATACGTAATATGATACTTTTGAAAAATAGTTTTTAAGAGATCACTGTTCCTAATATCTGCTTGTTCAAAACAAACATCAGCTCCTTTAAGATTATCTATGTTTGATCCTTCAACTAAGGAATCAACAACAACTATGTTCTCCTTGTTGAAAAGATAATGACAAAGATTAGAACCAATGAATCCTGCTCCACCTGTAATTAGATACATTTTTTCACTACCCTTTGAGATACTTCTGTCCATGAGGTGAAAGACCCCATATCTGACCAGAAACCTTCGTAAGATTGATATGTTAACTGATTGGACTTCATGTAGAATTTAAGGATATCAGTAATCTCTAGCTCACCTCTTTCTGAAGGTTCTATCTTTTCCAGGTAATCCCAGACATTGTAGTCTAACATGTAGAGGCCAAGAATAGCTAGATTGGATTTAGGTTGTTCCGGCTTTTCTTCGATAGAGATGATTACATTTTTATCTACTTCAGCAATGCCAAATTGTCGAGGTGTCTGTGTTTCTTTAAGAAACACTTGTGCTCCTCTTATTTTCCGTGGAATAGAAATCTTTTCTTCAAAATAGTTGTCTCCCAGAATAACTGTACATGGTTCACCTGGAGCAAGAAATGGTTTGGCTAATTTTAGAGCATCAGCAATACCGCCGTTTCCTTCCTGGTAAGTATAATAGAGACGATTAATGTCCCAGTTCTTTCCATTCTTAAGAAGCTCTAGAAACTGTCCTGGACGCTTACCTCCAGTTACTAGGATGATATCTTTGATACCAGCATCCACTAAAGTATTTATTGGATATTCAATCATCCTTCTGTTATACACAGGTAGATAATGTTTATTATCATTCTCAGTTAGGGGACTCATTCGTGTACCAAGTCCACCAGCTAGAACTACACCTTTCATATTAATCTCCCAAAAATGCTTGCCATGATGCTCCAATCATATCTTTACCAAAGTGTCTAATAGCTTCTGCTCTACCATTCTTTGATATTTCTTTAGCTACTACATCGTTTTCAAACATCGTTTTTATTGCATGCTGTAGTTCAACAGGATTGTCTGAGATGAATCCATTTACTCCATTGTTAATTAAGTCCGGTATCTCATACAAGTCATGTCCTATAAAGTTAGTAGAATTGCCATGTTGAGGACCGATTGCCACAATGGGAATACCAGTCATCCAGGCCTCTATAAAATTGAGAGTATAGCTAGCAGGGTGAGTACCAGTATAGAAGTATGCACGATTGGTCCTCATCTCTTCCTTAAGTTGTTTAAAGGGAACCTTTCCCATACCCCAAGGCTGCTCATCATTGCCTGGACCAAATAAACATCTATCAAATGGACGTGTAGTTTCTTCAAAGAAATTGTAATTGCAGGCAGTGTTACGTTGTTTCATCTGTTGAGCAAAGGTAATAACTCTCTTCTTTTCTCCTGTCCAATTCCCATAATCTTCTGGGTCTTTGTAGAATCTAATGAGAGCATCAATACCAATAAATTCTGGGATATAGTGTTCTCGAGGAGAGTAACGAACAATCTCCAAACCCTTCTTTCTAAAGGGGGCAAGAGTCTGTTCTGTGCTAGAAATAGATTGTCCAATCGTTCTCCAGATGACACGCTTGTGTTTCATAGCTTCCCAATTAAGTTGAATCCAACGAGGGATATGCATAACGATTACACAGTCAAAGTTATCAACAAATTCTTTGGTCAGATAGTTCTTTGCATCTTCTCCTGGATGCTGTCCACCAATAGCATGGAACTGTGTTAACACATCAGGGTCGTATTGGATATCAATACCTGGACGCATATCATTAGGACTACTTGGATCAATGTATGCACCAGGAGAAAATACTTCATGTCCTAGCTCACTTAATAGTTTGACTTCATCAAACTCAAGAATCGAGTGACAGCTCAAGTAGAGAATTTTCATACTACTTACTCCTTAATCCAAAGTGTTTGTTGTAAGTCTAGGAGACAAGTCCATCCATCTCCTGGTAACATAGGCTTCAGCAAGCCTGGTTTTCCTCCACCCTTCAATTGATTGTCATCAATCATTAGTAACGATCCTGACTTCATCTGATCCTTCATTGCCATATATTCGTTCACAGTATGCTGTTGACATGGCTCAATGATGTTTGCAAACTCTTCTCTTACTTCTTCTGTAGATTTAGCATTCAAAAGGACTTGAGCTTTCTCAATGTCAGAATCATATTTTGTCCACATTTCAAAAATAGGATAATCCCAACTGTCTAGATAGAGTAAGTCACAAGAATAATCTTGTTTCTTTAGAGCTACGACAGAGTCACCAAGAACGAGTCTAACCTCACAAATCTTATCTGGACCTATCCATTCAGATATACAACTTTTAGCCATATTGAGATGATCTCGATTGTTATCAATGATAATCAACTCACCACCATAGCGAGCTACATACTCTGCAAAGATGCTGGTTGACATACCTCCACCCAAATCATCTTCCAATCTTTGACATCCTGTTTCAATGATTACAGGCTTCTCAATTCTCTGATTGAGAATATTGAGTGCAATTTGAAATGTAGGGTATCTGGAATTACCAGCATAATATTTATTGTTGAACCAATTCTTTGAATGGTCAGGCCCTGCAAATAGTAAATTAGTATCCATTATTTCAATCCTTTTTTAATCTCTTCAAGACGATCTTTCATCTTGTTACCTATTTTGCCCCACGATAATTTGCTAACTATCTCGTCGTAACCTTTCTGTCCTGTCTCTTCTGCTAATTTTTTGTTTCCAAACACTGTACGCATCTTCTTACGTGCATCCATAATGTCAGGCTGTGCCCAATTCATATCACCTGTATAATTATCCCATGGCATACCATAGACAGGAGTTAGTAGATAGTCTACTAGGAATTGTGATTTCATAAAATCGGTTGGTCCGCCATATCCTGTGGCAATGACAGGTTTCTTTTCCATCATAGCCTCAGCAAGTGGAATACCAAATCCTTCGCAACGATGAAGAGAGATGTAGCAGTCACCCTGTTGGTGGAGAATCTTAATCTGATTCTTAGAAAGTAGAGAAGAAATGAGAAGCACCTTTGGAAAACTCTTCATCCTCAAGTTTACTTTCACTTCTTTGATAGCTTCTTTAATTTTATTAGACTGAGTATTATCAGTTGGATTAACAAGATATGTCTTTAATACAAGCACAACCTTTTCGTGTGGTTTGAATTCCGTAAAATAAGCCTTCAATAAATCTATAGGATTCTTTCTCTCCATCCATTGAAAAATAGAATAGAATACAAAATCATCTTTGCTGATATTAGCTATTACAGCTTCCTCATCTGTCTCATTACATTCTTCTATATTAAATGGATGAGGCATCACAAAAATTGGAATGGTTACACCAGAGTTTTCAAACACTACCTTATTATACGTAGATGGAACCCATACTTCATCCAATTGATTAATCATTGGTGTCCATTCATATGGCAGAAGGTCTGTCTCCCATGCACAGTAGCCTATAGTATATTTCCCTTTAGTCTTCACTCGAGAATAATTCTGTGGAGTCATATGAAGAATTTGAATCTGACCAGGAGGATTCTTCTTTATCATATTCTGTACTAGAGCACCGAGGCGACCGAGATCAGACCTGTATCCTTCAAACGAGACAGGAATAACATTGACTGTTACGCCTGCTGTATCTAGAGCAACTATATGATTTCTAGCTGCTTCTGCATAACCACTACTATCCATACATGCACTGATATATGTGATGTTCATTTAGACCTCTTCGATTACAACGCTTGTTTTAGGAACTTGTTTTTCAAGTCTATCAAATAATTTAACCCACTTTTTTGTTACCTCTTTCCAATCATGTTTAACTGCCCACTTGCGAGCTTCGGCAACAACAGGATTTTTAAACTTCGATCCTTTCTTGTATACCTCAAACATCTTTCTTGTAATGTCAGGAATAATACCCTTGGGACGGAATCCAGAACTATCAATCCATAATTGATCGTTACAAGGATAGAGATAACCTCTCTCTGATTTTTCTCCCAATTGCTGAGGCATACTTGTATTGTCAGGAGCCACTACCGGCGTACCAGCTGCCATAGCCTCTGTAACTGTGTTATGTAAAAGTAATCCGTTCCCTGTAAAAGAGTGACTTTCATCTACACAGATGTCATATACATTAAGATCTGCCCTTTGTTCAGAGATAGACCTAATAGGAACAAAGAAGAAGTCCTCAGTTTCTATAAAATGCTGTGCACTCTTCCTCTTAATAGGTGGTAGTTCTATATCTTCATTAGTAAATTTGTTCCACCTATCAATATGTCCAGGAAAAATAATACATGTAAAGATATCGCGATCCTCATTATAAGAGACATTGATTAAAATATCATTAGCTGCACATATGGATCTGACCTGATAGGCTAGAGAGGGAGATGTGGTAGAAAGAGATCTGGATCTATGCACAAGTGATCCATCTCCTTCAAATAAAGACCGTACTAATAGGCCAAGAAGATGGGGGGATCTCATCAGGCAAGCGGGAACATGTGTATTTCTAGCATGATTACCACATAATGTAGACATGGCTTCCGCAAGTAGCGAGGAACTCGCACGAAGTCTACATTTATTTGCTCCATTAAACTCAACGATAGGCTGAATTCCAAAGGTGTTGGCCAGATAATTCTTAATAGATTGAGCTATCTGAACTTCATCTGCATGTAAGTCTAGCTCTATCCGGCGACCATTATCGTTAGATCCTTCAGCCAAATACCATCCAATAAAAGATAGTAGATTTTCATTAAGAAGTATTCTATTTTTGATTTTAACCTGTTTTCCAGTCTTAGGAGAGAATCCCATTTTCTTCCAAATAAAAATATCGTCTTGTTTATATGAAGAGAATATGTAATCTGTCAGGTCAAGATATTCAGGCAATGGGTGTCTTTCTTTCGACTTAACTAATGCAACCATATCGTTATCTTTTAGCTTAGTCACAGGAACCCAGCCACATGATTGACCCTTGGTTCTAGTTACAAGAAATGGATGCTCTTGTGTAACTCTCACTGCAGGAGAACCCATAGGTTTAATGGTATAAATACTGCTTACCTTTCTTTGAGTTGTATCCAAGACAGTTTTGTATAGTCCATCTCTACCTATTACCTGATCTCCAATCTCAATATCTTGTATTTGAACTGCGCCAGCAATAGTCTCGATTTGAGTTTCGGGAGCCAAACAAAGACCCCAACCTTCACCAAGATGAGTAGTTAAAAACAAGTCACCTGTATTATATAGTTGGTTCAATACGTCATCAGGAGCAGGAGCTGCAGGTGAGTAACGAGCAGGAAAAATGACATCTGACATAGTACTCATTCCCAGGTCTTCCATTGTTTTTGCAAGGTCTGCACCTTGGTCTTTAATCATGGTGTGACAATACATGATGGAATTTGGGACAATCTTTTTGAACTCTTTGAAGGCTAAGAGGGAATATGGAATCTGCTTCCTAGTAGAGTTTCTGTTCACCTGAACAACAACAAACATATCAGGATTAACAGAGAAGAAATTCTTCTTGTTCTGAGCATTCTCACCAGGTCCAAGTGGGCAGAATACATTAGTATCTACACCATGAGGAATCTTCATAATCTTATTCTTCAAATCTGGTTTAGTCTTAAGTGTCTCATCCATACCATGCTTGGTGTAGCATACAGGAACATCTACAACATCTAATAATCCTGATGCATCAGATTGAACATGACAGTCTACAGGATAGTAATAGATAAAGATTGGTGGTTGTTTGCCACGCATGATAGCCTTTTCTCGACACTTAGAAATAACCTCTGCCACACTGTGTGTAACAAAGAGGTCATTCAAGATGAAGATAATATCGTAATCATTTTTCATGATACTTCGTGCAAACATCTGCTGACCATGAGGATCTTTTGGATCCAGTAGTCTAGCAGGTTGCATCTGCCACGGAACCTTCTCACGATCCACAAAGTCACCATGGAAGTTAATAGCTAAATGATGAATATCATACTTACCAGTAGCGTGTAATGCACTGAGAATGTGTCTGCTGACAACACCAAATCCTGTTCCAGCGGTCGCCGAATCTGACCACGCCAAAAGACTACGTTTTCTATTCATGTTTATTCTCCAACTGTTGTTGTAATTTTTCAATTTTTTGTTTCAATTGTTTATTTTCTGCAACAATTAAATGATGTTTTTGAGAATGTTCACCAACAGTGTAAATTTCAAGATTTTCTATACGATTATCATCTTTGATTCCATTAATATGATGGACAATCTCATTAGATGTTAAAGGTCTATTTAACGACAGAGCTATAACCGCTCTATGCTCTAGAACTTCAGTTAAATTTTTACGTTTTTTAACACTAGAACTTCTCATCATAGGTTTTAGAAATTCTATTTCTTCTGTTGTAAATGAAGCTAGTCCTCTAATAATATATCCACCAGAAGTTTTGTGTCGCCCAGCAACACCTGTAGAATTACGTTTACCCAATTCTTGTTTGTGACATTCCCAACATATTTTTTTCTTCCCTTTTCTATACTCCCAAAGACCACACGAATTAACCTCTCGCCATCTATTACATTTTATACATGTAATTTTAATACGTCTTTGATAATTACGTTTTGCTGAAGGATTGGGTGCTGTATAATGAGAGTCCCAATCTATCTTTACACCTGATTCCAATATTTCTATCCCTGTGCGCTTCATGTTTAATATATTATGATGGGGTGATTAGCTTGTCAATAGTCGGACCAAGAAAAGATGTCTACATAATCTCCGTTTCTATTGCAATCGGTTTTGTTCTTTCCAGTAGTTGCAAAATATCAATTCTGCTAGTGTTTTGCAAATGAGACAAACACTTCTCTACTATCATATTTGTTGTAAGACGAGCCCAACATGCTTCACCAATTGGACATGGTCTATCCCACCAACATGGACACGGACCTAATCCTTCACCTTCCCATAGTGCTACTGCTTTCTCATAATGATTTATCCGACTTTGTGGTGGTGTAGGACCAAAGAGACCTACTGTTGGCACACCCATACATCCTGCAAGATGAAGAATAGATGAGTCAGGACAAAGAACCATGTCACAATGTGCCATAACTCCTGCAATGCCACGTACATCGAAGTCTTTCAAATGAATACTACCAGGAACATTGTTCCATAATACATTAGAAGAGGCATCAGATGAGTGAGTAATAATTACACTTCTCACGCCATTCTTACGATAGAGGTTAACTACTGCTTCCTTGATTCTAGAATGAATACCACTTCTGTCTTTAGAAGAAGCAAATGGTTGAACCATCATTATCTTCTCCTTTCTATTGAACGAACGGAGGATGACCTCCCCACTTTCCACTTCCTCTTTCTGGACATAGTACTTTGGTACTGGGTCGGCTAGTGCTACTCCAGCGTGGGAAGCAAAGAGATCAATCCTGTTAGGGGGAATAGTCCCCTTTTTCTCATGAAAGATGGCTGGACAATGTAGATTAACTACAAGGTCAAAATTCAAATCATCGATTAGTTCTCTCTCTATAATATGAGAGATGTCAGGATTATACTTCAACACCTTTACCAGAGCACCATCTAGATATCTAGTGTTGGTAGCATAGAAAATCTCAACACTGTCAAACATAGATTTGATTGCACGAATGGTTGGTGTAGTCATGAGTACGTCACCAATACCTTCGCCTCGTACAACACAGATATGTGGATTCTGAGTTTTAATTAGTTGATGTAGTCTAGAGAGTTTGATGGCTGGAGTGTTTCTTGCAGTGTGACGCTGAGAAGCAGGTCTCATTCTGTTCCAACCAACTACCCCGTCTGGACCGAGGGTAATTTTTTGATTCATATTTTCCTTTAATCGTTAGCTAAGGATGCGTATAGCATACAACCACGTGCCACTGCTCTCAGTGGATCCCCCGCAGGTCTGACTTCCTTGATAGTAAGAGGGAAGTCACCTTGCGCCAAACGTGTCGTAAACGCCTTCACAAAACCTCGTGCTCTTGATGTACCACCAGAGACCACAATAGTAATAGGATCAGTAAACTTAGGAAGATCACTAGCCCCTGTAAGCCGTGTGGCAAGACAACGAATAGTGTAATCAATAAGGCGCATATAGTAAGAGGATACAGCATCCAAGATCGGATCACCCGATTCTTTACCCACTTCAAAATCCCCATTTTCTTTCTCCACTTGGATTACAGTGTCTTTCTGGGCAGTAGACTGAGCAGCCATGCGATCAATCCAGTCACCTGAATTATGAACAATTCCTCCTGGCGAAGAAAAACAATGTGTTTCTGATGCCATGACAAGATCATAAACATGATCAGCATAAGGAAATTGAATTACAGACTTAATCTTTCGTTCTATAAAATCCATATCAGTAATAGGTAGATTTTCATCAGAGTTCGTAGACAACAAATGTTTCCAGATGGTATTGTCTACCTGATGTCCAATTTGTATTCTATAGATTGTTTTTTTACCTTCAATTTGAACACCTTTACTGTTAATTCCACCTGTTCTAGGTTCTCGAACCGTAAAACTAGTTCTGATTCCAAATCTTGCTAACAGATCCTGTAATAGTAAGGTTAAATGAACAGATGTGTTTTCAAAAAACATCTTATTGTTATATTTCCATCCATCACTTTCAAACAATCCTTTACATATTCCAAGTGCCATCTGATGTGGAATCTTATTAACAGGAATAGAAAATTGCTTTTCTTTCTGATCATTATAACAAAAAGACTGGATAGCTTTTGCGATAGTCTTAGAATGAAACATTAACCTGTCACAGTTGTCTTCAGTTGTAATATTTGATGTCTTGTTAAATAGTTCTCTAACTATAGATTTGAAGCTTGTTGCTTCGTCTTTGTTGGAGTCAAAAGCAACTTGAATTCTTCCATGTTGATCTCTAAGCATCAGACTGCCATCACCTAGAAACCTGCCAAAAAATTCACCAAGTAATCTAGAAGCAGGCAATTCAATTTTATTTCCATTCTTCGTTCCAAAATAGAAGTTTGATTTTCTATTGATTTCCTTAATGA